CTTTTATTATACCATTTTTTATTTTACTATGCAACTAGTTTGTTTACTAATCGTGCTTAATTTCTAATTTGTGGACTTTGTGCGGTGTTGCCTTAGATATACTTCTTCAATCTCCGGTATTTGGTCTGACTTTTGACATCGGTCATAATCACGGGTGCGGAAATCTTGATGAGGCTTATATCATTAAGAATCAAGGGCATCTTTGCCATATGCATATGCGCGATGCTTTAGGAAAGAAAAATCACTTAGCACTTGGTGCAGGAGAATTAGAACTTGATAGATATCTATCGCTGGCAGAAGATCAAAAGTGTCGTGTGGTATCGGAGACAAAAACAATTTAAGGATTGAGGCAGTCAGTGAACTGGATGCGTCAAAAAGGTCGTATAAAATGAGTATTACCTATAAAAACAATAAAGATTCACCATGTGATCAGTTGTCAGCATTGTTTACTGCGGTAGGCTGGTCGGATGAAACTAAACCGGAGCCTTTTCTTTTTTTCGCCTTTATACTATTTAACGAAAGGTCGTGAGGGTATGCATTTTCGGCAAGGGGGTGTGCACTTTTTATTTATTCCTAAAACTAACAATAAGCCGCAAGACTTGCTCATTAAAATTTGAGCAGTCCTGCGGCTCTGTTATTTTATTCCTCCACACTAACCTTAGTACCATTGTAGAATACAAAGGTTATCTCGCCGTTCCTATGGACGATTGCTTTCTCTGCCATCACAGTCCATAAAGTGTCGTTCCACTCGCTCAATACGGTCGGTTGTTTTTTCAGGGTTCGTATGTAAAGTGCCATCGCCTTATCTTTCTGACTGCGGATAGAACGTAGGTTTTGCAGACGTTCCAGTTTCACCGCCGCTGTTCCGTACCTTTTGGTAAGTGCCTCATACTTCTTTGAATAGGCTTCCTGCGACTGTGCGGTGGCAGCATTTTCCTTAACCGCCGCCTTGACCAGTTCGGCAACGATCTGCGTTTCCTCAAGCTGACGCTCAATATCGGCGTCCAGTGACTTGAAATCGGTCAGCTTTTTACGCATTAGTTCGCAGTCCTCGATGATTTGTTTTCTATTCCCCATCATCTGGTTATAGGCTTTTATGAAGAGCCGCTGTACGGTTTCCGTATCCACAGTTGGCGTCAGACAGCGTTCACCGCCTTTGAATTTATTGTTGCACTGCCAAACGGTGCGACGGTAGCGGTCGGTGGAATGCCAGACCTTTGAGCCGAAGAACCCGCCGCAGTCCTCGCAAACCAGCTTTGCAGAGAGTACGCTTTTTCCGCTGTATGCGTTGCCGAGTGCTTTTCGTCTGGCAAATTCAGCTTGAACATGATCCCACTCGTCTGGTTCAATAATGGCGGGGTGGCTGCTCTCAACATAATACTGCGGCACCTCGCCTTCATTTTGCTTTGTTTTCTTTTGCAGAAAATCTACTGTAAAAGACTTTTGGAGAAGTGCGTCACCCTTGTATTTTTCATTTGTCAGAATACTGGTAACTGTGGTTTTGCTCCACTTTGCCTTACCGCTTGGTGACGGTATTTCCAAGTCCTCAAGATACCTGCAAATTCCTGCTTGGGTTTTGCCGTCAAGAAATAATCTGTAAATTAGCCTGACAACGGAGGCTTCTTCCTCGACAATGGCAGGGCGTCCGTCCTCGCCCTTTTTATAACCGAGGAAATGCTTATATGCCAAATGAATCTTGCCGTCTGCGAAACTCTTGCGCTGACCCCACGTAATGTTTTCGGAAATACTGCGGCTTTCTTCCTGCGCCAGTGAGGACATAATGGTTATGAGCAGTTCACCCTTGCCGTCAAAGGTGTAAATACCTTCCTTTTCAAAATAACACTCAACGCCGTTTTCTTTCAGCTTTCGGATAGTTACAAGGCTGTCAACCGTGTTTCGTGCAAATCTGCTGACCGACTTTGTAACAATAAGGTCAATTTTACCCGCCAATGCGTCCGCTATCATCTCCTTGAAACCTTCGCGGCGCTTGGTATTTGTTCCGGAAATTCCTTCATCGGTATAGACCTTTACAAATTCCCACTCCGGCTTTGACTGAATGTATCGGGTGTAGTAGTCCACCTGCGCTTCATAGCTTGTGAACTGCTCATCGCTGTCAGTTGAAACCCGGGCATATCCTGCAACCCGCCTTTTCTGCACGGCTGCCTTTGGCAGGTGCGTCAAGGGATTTACAGTCGCCGGTATCATCGTAACTTTAGGCATTATGCTTGCTCCTTTCTAATGTTTTCTGACGGGCGGCTTCTTTCATCTCGTCCGTCCAGCTTTGACTGCGTGAGCGGTCTTTCCAAATTCGTGTAATTTCAGAACCGTCATTGAAACAGAAAATCAGAGCATTATCATTGCAGACACGAATATGCTGAATTCGGTCGCAAAGCCACTCGTGCGTAAAATTATTCTGACCCAGGACATCAGCAGTGACTTGCTGTAGGGTAAACTCCGGTATCTGTTTAGACGCACAGACCGCTTTACCAAGTGAATTGAATGTTCCGCACACCCAGGCTGCGCCTGTTTTTGTGACCTTGCGACGATAGTTCTTTCCGCAGTTGTCACACACCAAAAGACCGGTAAACGGATATATTTTCTTTGTACTAGGCTTCTTGATGAATTGAGATGCTCGGCGTTCTTTTTCTTTCTGAACCGCCTGAAAAGTTTCCATGTCTATAATGGCTTCATGTGCGTCCTCTGCGTGGTATTTTGGAAGTTCACCGGTATTGAACATCTTTCTTTTTGTAATGTGGTTTTCACTGAAGGTTTTCTGCAAGAGCAGATTGCCCGTATATGTGTAGTTACTAAGAACCCTTGAAACGGCAGACTGATTCCATTTTCCGCCGAACCGTGACAGAATCCCCTCATCATTCAGCATTTTAGCAATTGAATTATAGCCGCTGCCGGAAAGGTATTCATTATATATACGGCGGACAATTTCAGCTTCCTTTGGAACAATAATATAATGATCATTTTCCATTCGATACCCCAGTAAAGTTCTGTCCCAAGGAATACCGGCTTCAAAATTACGTTTGACGCGCCATTTCTGATTTTCGCTTGCCGAACGGCTTTCTTCCTGCGCATAAGACGCAAGAATCGTCATCATCAATTCTCCGTCACCGCTCATAGTGTGGATATTCTGCTCCTCAAAATAAATATCCACCCCCAGGGCTTTGAACTCACGAACTGTTTGTAGCAAAGTGACTGTATTTCGTGCAAAGCGGGAGATGGATTTTGTAATCACCATATCAATTTTACCGGCACGGCAGTCTGCAACCAAATCCTGAAAACCTGATCTTGAATCCTTGGTGCCTGTCTTGGCTTCATCAGAATATACACCTACATAGAGCCAGTCGCCGTGATTTTGAATGAGGTCGTTGTAATAGCTGACCTGTGCGGAGAGCGAGTGGAGCATAGCGTCTTTACCGCTCGACACACGAGCATAGGCGGCTACTCTCTTTTTTCTTTCCAGCTTTGGCGGTTTTGATACGATGGTTATTTTTCCTGACATAACGTCACCTCATTATAGTGTGACATATTACCTCTAAAACCATCATATATCAAGTCAATACCGCAGTATAAACTACACGAAGATATACCGTATTTTTCGTTCATAATTGTATCAATATCGGTGTAATCTTCCGGGGTTATAATCCCCATCGACAGCATTCGTTTTGCCTGGAGCATGGAAACAAGGTAGCTTTCTAACCGATTTCTGTAATTGTCATTCATCAGAAATATGCCCCTTTCTGAAACGGTCTGTTATGTAGCAGGAATGAGAACAGTATTTTCTGTGATCGTTTCCGTAAGCTGTGAAATGACGTCCGCAACAGGCGCAGGTATATTCATAATTTGCTTTTCGGTTGACGCAATCCCGATGTTCGTTCCACCATGTATTTCGACAAGCATCAGAGCAGAACTTTTTCGGTTTCTGCTTAGGAATGATTTTTATCAGCTTTCCGCATTGTTTACAAACTACGGCATTCTTTGATTTGTCACCCAGGCCGTTACGGCGGCAGAACGAACGCACAGTATTGTCTGAAATGCCGAGGGATTTTCCTATTTTAATATAGCCGACGCCTTGCAGGCGCATTGTTCGTATTTGTTCTTTTTGCTGATTTGTCATTGAGCTTTCCTCCAATCCGAGGGATTACCTCAATATCTACTGGAGGAAAAATAGTCATCCGGTCCGAAAAAATAATACCCACCAAGGAAATCAATCCGAGGTGGGCGAGAAATCATATTTTATACATGGTTTAGTTTCAAAACCAGAAAACACATATTGCAATTTAATATTATTTGTTTGTAACAGTATTTCAAGAGTTTCCGCTCTAAATGGCTGTTACCTATTATCAACCCCAATTTTTATGCTTTAGCAGTTCCGCTACTTTATTAGTGTCAGGAATATCATCGATACCTAACACTTGTGTTAAATCGAATATTCTTGTTCCCATAGGGGGTCTTGGGGTTACTTTCTTAAAATCAGTTTCAATAAATTTTTCTACAAAAAAGTATCTGTGCTTTATCGTTCGTAGGTCATATCCGTGCGAATCACCATCTTGTATAGCAAGCATTATCTTTTCTTTACGTTCTTCTGTCAGTTCACCAAATTCTGCTTGATATTCCATGCCATTATCTGTTTCAACAGCAGTAATTCTTGCACAAATCTTACCTATAGCACGAACGCTTTTATTCTTGTATAAGCCAAGGTAATCGTGCGGTCTGAATCCACGATCTGCATTATCATAGTAAATATCATTACCGATATTGAAATCAAATGTTGTGCCTGCCAACTGCATTCTCATGTACTTCCAAGAATCAGATAAGGGAATAAGGCCATCATTGCAGCAATAGTTCAAATAATCATCTAATACATCTTGCATTTCATAATCTCTATCATCGATTACATCTTGAACTGCATTTGCTAACAACTCAAATGTCGTATTGATATGTATAACCGGATGGGTCTGAGTTCTGTTATATTCAATTAGTTTGTTTTCAAAATCAGCCTTTTTCCCCTGTGACATTGGTTCTGGAGCAAGTGTGATAAGTACCTTATATTTTACATCTCCAAATGAATTTAAATGCCTTGTCAATTGGTCAGAATAAAACCAATCCGACATCTTTGTTTCAACAACTATTTTAAACCCTTCTTGTGTGATAGTCGCATCCGGAATGCTATCCACGCTTTTCTCTTGAAGATTGAAAACTATTTCCGGTTCAAAAGAGTCCGAAAAGAATTCTGATTTCAAGAATCTGAAAAACTTATCTGATGAATAAGAATAAAGTCTTGACAGCAGCAACATCGTATTTGCAGTTGCAACATTTTCTTTTTCATGGTATCTTTGGAAATAATGAATTTTCACTGAATGACCCTCCATTTTTTTTAGCAAAAATACAAGCTCATACTGTACATTATTATTTATTGTGCTTATTATATTATATCACATTTGGTTACTTTTTACAAGAACTTTTTCTTCTTATAAGAAAATAAAAAAGCCGTGGGCATTCGGAATAGTCCAAATGCCCACGGCACAATATCATTTTATCATCTGATTTACTTTCCTCTGAACCTCCGAGTAATCATACCCGGCTTCGATCAACTTTTCCTTGCGTTCAGCGCCGTTGCCCCATTCGCCACGAATAACCTCGTTTGCAATCTCGTCAACGGTTTTCTTGTTGAGTATTTCGTTCACTCTTTTCTGAACCGCATTGTAGTCATATCCGGCGGCGGTAAGCAATCTTTCACGCTCCGCGCCATTGTCCCACTTGCCGGAAATAACTTCATTGGCAAGTTCATCAACGGTTTTCTTTTCGGGATCGGGTTTCGAATACTCGCAAAAGCAAATATCACCGTCAACATCATAGCCGCCTATCTTATCCACACCCCACTGCCACATGGTCTGACCGTAATCGTACCTTGACGGTCGTTCGGGGCTGTTAGTCCAGTGAGCAAGCCATATGTCGTACTTGCCAACGATCCTGCTCTTGTCGTAATAGTTCTCCATGAAAGACGGATTTGCATAAACTCCGGGCTTGAATCCCGCCTGCCTTATCTTTTCACAGAAAACAATAGCCATCTTTGTGCGTGTGTCCGTATTCAGACCGCTGATCTGCTTTTTCTCCTCCATGTCGAAGAATACGGGATATGTAGGGGATAATCCCTTGATGACCTCAACGCATTTCTCGGCTTCTGCCTGCGCCTGTTTAATGCTCATAGCATAGCTGTACCAGTAAAAACCGTAGTCAATGCCGTATTTCTTGCAGTCGGCCACGAACTTACCCATAGTCACATCTTTCTTCGTGGAAAAGCCCGCGCGGATAATTGCAAACTTCACACCCGCCTCTTTCAGCGCAGGAAAGCTGATACCCTCCTGGCAGTAGCTTAAATCAACACCTTTAATCTTCATCATCTTCCTCCTTTTCCGAACGCTTGTGCAGCTGCTCCAATACATCTTTCAGCTTTTTCGGAACAGGCAATCCGAGGTGCGCGGCATTCTCGATAAGAGATACACCTTCGTTCGACAGATAGAAGAATATCACTGCAGTGCGCAGTACAGAGCCTGCGCCAATAACCCGAGTATCAAGAATATGTCCGTCGCCGACCAGAGCAAAGATAAGCACCTTTCTGCATATTCCCTTGAACCCGACTGCGCTTGACAGCTTCTTATCCGAGATAGCGCACATCACTCCGGTTATGTAGTCGATAACCACAAAGGCAATAAGCGCAAAAAGCAAACCATCGCTCCCTCCGAGAAACCAGCCGAGCCACCCGCCGACCGCAGTAAAAACAAGCTGAATTGTATTCCAGAATTCTCTCATAATAAACCCTCCAATCATTCGTCAACGATATCGTAAGTAATTTTCATGACCTGTCCGTCCAGTTTTCGCACCAGCTCGGACAGGTTATTTATTGTGGTAAGACACAGCTTGCATATCCCAAGCGCAAAGCCGAAGAAATGCTGACTGCCGGTTGAATGCGGATAGTACGGCAGAATATACAGCGGCAGATTAAGTCCGTCCGTCTTGATGATATTCGCATATGAATACAGATAACTGTTTCCATAAGTCGGAGCGGAGAATCGCATTCTGTATCTGCCGTAATCCTCGCCGCTTTTGATTATCTCAAGGGCAAGCAGTGAATAGGAAATGTTGCAGCTATCGCAAATCACAAGCGGAGTATTCGTCTTTTCGTCAACATAAAATCCCCAGAAGCTCGCCGCCGTCATATTAGAGAGCGTTCCGTCAGCGACATACTGCCATGTCTTGCCCGTGGATTTGCCGTCCTTGGTGAAAACGCGCAGCTGCCCGAAGTTGTTTGTTCCGGTCGCTTCTTTGCCGTCTATCAGCGGATATTTAGTAATGACGAAGTACTTATCGTCCCATTCAAACGCGCTCAGCGCATTGCAGTAATCGCCGTTCACACCCGCGCCGTAAAACCATCTGTACTGCGATGAAGAATTGCTTATTCTCTCATACTTAAAGCCCACGCCATACGTCTGGAGCAGAGTGTCGGTTTCGATGGTTTTCTTCAAAACCTGCGAGTAGTCGGACAGACTGAAAATATAGTGATGGATATGGCATCGTGAGGTCGCAACAATATGTATCTTATCGCCGATAACATACGGAAAATATGCAAGCCACTGTGGGTTGTTCTCCCAATCCTGCCGCAGCTTTTCCTTTTCTTCCTGCGGTACATAGTCCGCATTTGTAGTGTTACAGTCGTAAAAATAACTTCCGTGATGATAGCTGTTATCATAGGTCGAATTAGGAATACGCTCCGCAGCCGGAAACAGCTCTATGACTTTCTTCACGCTTATAATGCCGCAGAACGGCTTTTCCGTGCTTATGCTTATGGACATGGGGTCGAACATAACGACCTCGTAAATACACCCGTCATGAATATGCTTTCCGAGGAGCCGCACATTTCCATTCGTCAGCCTGCCCATGTAAAACCACTTGAAAACCCCGCAATTGAACTGCGAATCCGGAATATACCGTCCGACAATAGTGTGATATGCCTGCTTGAACGAGTCCAGAGAACCGCTGTTAAGGTCAGTTCCTCCGCAGGACAGATTCCAGTAGGAATGGTGCATTCCGTTTGTGCCGCCGTCCTTGGTGGTAAGGCAGATACAGCTGATTTCGCCGTTCGCCTTGTCCGAAGCGAAGTCCCACACATGGCGGTAGCCCTTGCCGTTCTCAATGCGGCCGCTTTCATTAGCGTTGTAAGTGCCGATGCTTGTGTCCGTGTTCGTGTTGGCGATTCCTGCGTGACCTATCTCCTCGTTCGTCCACGGGAGCATCATATTATTGCCGTCCTCGGGAATCTTATCACGGCAGACTATAACCCCACGGAACGCTGTATCGGCAATGTTTCCCGCAAAATCTCGGAGCATATTAAAGCTGCGGTCGTTGTCGGAATCCATGCCGATTTCAATGTAATCGGGCGGGTTGAGAATAGTGTCAACGGCATTCGTAATCATATTTTCTTCATGAAGTTCCTTAACCACTTCTCCGGATTTCTCATCAAAAAGCTGAATGTTCGCTTTACCTTTAATCATTCCTGTTCCTCCTCATACGGTGTGTAAATAAACGATGTCTGGAAGCTGCCGCACGGCGAGTTGTTCAGCACATCAGTCAGATTACCGACATCTCCGTCATACAGCAGCGTAATGCTCTGAACGCTGTCTTTCATCGCAGAACTTCCAAACGCAAGCCAAATCGTACTGCCGAATTCCCCCACGCCGAAATCAGCGGAAATCGGCTGCAAGCGCACAGTTTCCTTTTCGGTGGTGACTATCATGGTGAATGCCGTGGTTTCAATGCGCTCTGCCTTGACGGGATTTCGCAGTTCAAGATACAGTTTTCTGTTCGATACGTTCACCACGGTGATTGGCGGCGGGGTGATTATTTTCGGGCTCCATGCGTCCGGGAATACCGCTCTGATGGTGGGTTCAAGCGTTTTTCTGTTCCTTTCACGCTTTATGAAAGCGGGCATAGATTCGCTGAACTTGAATTTGTGCGATTTAAGTATTTCAAATAAGAGCGTATCCGATGTACGAACGAGCGACTTTCTGACGGTTCGGCGCATAGTAAACCGAACCTCGTCCTCGCGGGCTTCAATGTAGCCGTCCCAGGGAGTATCTCCTGCAAGGTAAGCGCCCATCACATAGCCCCAGGTCTGCATTTTCGGGAATTTGCCCTCTGCGCCGTCAGCCGAAATCACGCTGAGCGACATGGTATTTTGACCGACCTCCGATGTGAACGGGTATGTATAAGTCTTTGTGTGCGGTCCCTCGTTGAAATACTCCTCATACCGCATGACTTCGTTTTCATTCTTTTTCAGAATGAATGCAAGAGTTCCCGCAGCTAAAATCACGAATTTCACGGTCGAGCAGAACGCTGCGTATGTTGCTTGAACCGCGTTGTAAGTAATGCGGAACAGCCGCTGTGACTTCTCCGTTATCGAAATATCCGTGCTGTTTGTCGCGGTTTTGAGTTCCGCTGTGGATTCGCCAACATCTTTGCGTATCTCGTTCGTTTTCTGCTCCATCTGGTAGAGATTGTCCGAAATGCTCGGGCGGTAATCTCCGACTTCGATAGAGATTTCACGGCGGTTGTACGGGTTGAAACTCATGGCGATTATGCGGGTGTTCACATTGAGATTGAACGGGTGGAACACTATCTGCACGTTATCGCCGACCGAGAAATTGACGTTCTTGTAGAGCGTCAGACCGTAATTTGTAGTACCGGAACGGCTGTCGATTTCCATATTCAAATCCGAAACGTTCCGACCGTCCATAATGCCGATGTAGTCCTGCGAACCTCTGTGGGAACGGATATTTATTTCCGCTCCGTTGTACTCGATTTCGCCGCCGCATAAGGCGATAAGCTGCATTAAGGCGGCTCTGCGGGTACATTCTCGGTTTATTTTCAACTTTATCGGAACGGTCGGGTCGCAAATTCCGGCGGTCAGTGAAGTGCCTTGCAGCAAAGAAATAAGGCACTCACCGGGAGCGCCCTCGAAGTCAAATTCATTCAGCTTGTATTCATCGTTGTTAAGTTCGTAGGACTTGTGCTCGCACGCCACAGTGCAAATCGCAATGCCGTTTGACAGGGATTTTGATACTTTCACAACGTTGAAAAGGTAATTCAACGTGTCGCTTTTCAGTTCAACCTCAAGCCCTGTGAAAATCTCCTTTGCCGCCGATGAAATCACGGAAAACTGAAAGGTGCATTCTCCGTTCAAACTGTCGGTAAGCGATGCGGAAATCACCCGTGTAAACACACCACGCACATTGCCGTTTTCGGTCACGATTATCTCAACCATCACACCGCCCCCGCATTCCTCACCGTTACCTTGTTCTGATTCCACTGTATTCTGGATATTACCTTAGTCAGCGGAACTCCGTCAATACTCAGCGGAATTGTAATGTCAAATGCCTGCGTCTGTACTCCGTTGAAGCCTGAAACCGTGCCATTCATATCGAGGTCGAAATCTGACGGAATAGCGTTCTGCATACTCTTTGAAACGTCTTTCATCTCATCGCCGAAGCCCTCGCCAAGTCCCTCCGCCATAAAGCCGCCGAGATTTGCGAATAGCTTTGACGGCGAGTGTATTCCGAAGAAGTCCTTGATTCCGTCCACAATGCCGCCGAAAAATCCGCTGATTTGATTCCAGAGCCACGCGCCCGCGTCAGAAATGCCCTGCCACAGACCTTTCAGAAGATTGCCGCCGACCTCCGCCATCTTGCCGAAGTAGCCGCCGAATGCGTCAACAATGCCGGTTATGATTTGCGGAATCGCCTTGACTATCTCCACGATTATGGTCGGGAGATTTTCAATCAGCGCAATAAACAGCTGAACGCCCGCCGCAACGAGCTGCGGAATTGCTCCTATCACCGCATCAATAACGCTTGAAATAATCTGCGGAATAGCCGCGACAATGGTCGTGATGATCGTCGGCAGGTTCTGCACAAGCGAGATGAGCAGTTTAATTCCTGCGTCAATTATCAGAGGGATAGCCGAAATGACCGCAGTAATTATTCCGTCAATTATCTGCGGAATGACCTCTACAATTGCGGTTATGATGTCCGGCAGAGCCGTCACAAGCGAGGTGAGCAGCTGTATTCCCGCTTCGATTATCTGCGGTATTGCTCCGATAAGGAAATCCACAATGCCTGTGATGATTTGCGGGAGCGCTTCAATCAGCACAGGAAGCGCGTCAAGTATACCTTGTGCAAGTCCAACAACTAACTGCAAAGCTGCGTCCAGAATAAGCGGCAGGTTGTCGATGAGCGTTTTCACTATCTCCACAACCACGGTCACAATCTGCGGAACAAGCTGCGGAATTGTGTCCGCAATACCCTTGATGAGCGACAGCAGAATATCCGCTCCGGCTGAAACTATCTGCGGCAGAAGTCCCACCAGAGCCGAGATGATCTCGGTCACTATTTTTGCGAGTGTAGGAGTAAGTTCCGAAATAGCCGACAGCAGACCGTCCGCAAGCGCTTTGATGATACCCGGCGCACTTTCGAGGACTGCGCCCGCAATAGAGGAAACCAGCTTTGCCGCCTGTGGAATGAGAGTTTTTATTGCGTCAATAACGCTCGACACACCGCTTTTCAGTTCGTCCGCAGCTTGTTCGTTTCCTGCGAGGAGGTCGGCAAGACCGTCCGTAATTTGCGTTATTCCGGGGAGAAGTTCTCCCACCATTCGGTTCTTCAAGCCGCCTGCCGTATGTGACAGCTTGGTAAGGCTGTCCTCAAAAGCGGCAGACGCGGCTACGGCTTCGTTGCTCATAACCATGCCGTAATCTTCCGCTTCCTGCTTCAGACGTTCGGTTTCCTCCACGCTTGTGTTCAGGACAGCCGCCATATCCACAGCGGATTTTCCGAGGAGATCGTTTGCAGCAGCGGTGCGCTCTGCCCCTGCTTCCATGCCTTGCAGAGCCGTGATTACCATGGTAAGCTGTTCGTCCTGAGATTTACCGTTCAGTTCTTCAATGGAAAGCCCTACAGCGGACAGCTTTTCAGCTGCGGAATCAGAGCCGCCTGCCGCGTCAGTTATAACGGTGGACAGCTTTTTCATTCCCGTCTGGAGATTGTTCACGTCAGCGCCGCAGCGCTCAAACACATAGCCCCACTTCTGATAGCTTTCTGCGCTTATGCCGATTTTCTGTGAAGTCTTGTCGATCTGATCGCCCGCCGAGCCGACATCGTTCGCCATGCCCCACAGTTTTTTTCCTGCGGCAACGCAGGCTGTGCCGACTGCTGCCGCTGCAGCTCCGAGAGCCGCGCCGATTTTTTTTGCGGTATCTCCGAGTTTACTCAGTTTTCCGTCGGCGTTCTCGCTTGTGTCTGCGGCTTTCTTGACGGAATCGGAGAAATCCTTTGCTTCATCTCCGGCGTTGTCAAAGCCCTTGTCAGCCTTTTCTAGGGCGGTGTTGTTGGAGTTCAGTTCACGCTCCATGCCGTTCAGAGCCGCCTGCGCATTGTTCAGCTGAATCTGCCAGTTTTGCGTTCTACGGTCGTTCTCGCCAAAAGAATCGGCGGCATTCTGCAAAGCAGTACGGAGCGTTTCGATTTTCTGCTTCTGCTGCTCGATTTCCTTGTTCAGCACCTGGTTTCTCGCCGTGAGAGCCTCGGCGGATCTGTCGTTCTTGTCGAACTGGGAGTCCACCAGCTTCATTTCGGAGCCAAGCACCTTGAAAGAATTGTTGATTTCAGCGAGGGATTTCTTGAACTCCTTTTCGCCCTCAAGACCGATTTTCAAGCCGAAATTCTCGGACACTCTGCATCACCTCCTTGGAAAAACGGGCATAAAAAAAGAGCCTTGCGGCTCGGTTTGGATATATGAAAAAGGAGCAACCGTGCGTGGTTACTCCTTTATTGTGTTAAAGTGCTCGATAAATAGGAAGTTGTTTATTAAACCTTTTTAACCTTAACCAACAACATCATAGGTCTACGCATTTCATTACACATTCCCGGCATACCCATCATATCTGCCGGAGGCATTGCTTCCTCAATAGCCTCAATTTGAAAACCACATTTTATAAGTGGAGTCAATATCTGCGTTAATGTGTGGTGCTGTTTAATTACTCGTTGACCAAGAAAATTGGTTTCTCTTTCGCCTGTGTAATAGTAATTGTCGATTGGCCAATATTTAGGTTTCCCATTTTCATCATAAATCCAATCCTCATTAACACCTGCGGTGAAAGTCGGATGTTCAATATTGAATAGGAAATACCCACCTACTTTTAATGTGCAATACACCTTTTGATAAACATTAGCTAAATTTTCGATATAGTGCAGTACCAGGTTAGAAACAACTAGGTCATAAGTATTTTCAGGATAAATGTATTCTTCAACACCGCAAACTTTATACTTGATTTTGTCATCAGAGTTATCAGCTACTGCTTTTGCAATCATTTTTTGACTACTATCAATACCAAGAATTTCAGTAGCTCCCATTTGTGCGGCATATTTGCAATGCCAACCGTAACCACATCCTAAATCCAAAACTTTTTTTCCCTGTAATTTAGGGAATAACGGTTGCAACTGATGCCACTCTCCAGCAGCTTTCAGACCATCTTTGCTTCTTCCCATTTCCGCATATGCGGCAAAAAATTCACTATTATCGTAAATATTTCTCATTGATAATTACCTCCACAACTTCCGATTTGTAGGGCAGATTAACTGCCCATGTAAATATTATACCACGCATTTCCACTTTTTTCAACCACATTTCCAATCAAATCCCCACTGGCACAACCTCATCAATGCACATCTCCCGTTTCGGCTTCGCAATCCCCACAAACTGCTTATGGCACTCCCACAAATCCAGCAGAAAGCCAAACGGCATAAGCCACACCTCTTCCGAAGCGAGGTGCAGCTGCGCCGTGCCGTAATAGAACAGCCGAGTGAACAACTCATCATCGTTTACTCGGCTGTTACTGCGTTTTTTGAGTTATCCTCGCTCACAATATTCCGCTTTGTGCCTTTCATCATAGCTTCGGTGATTGCGTCCTTGTACTCCGCGAGCTCGCCCGGAGAGGTGAGAAGTTCCACGGTTTCCTCGGTGAGCAGCGGCTTTTTATCTTCGCTTTTGAGGTTGTGAATCTGTATTCCTTGGTTGCAGAGCAAGGTAATCAGCCACACGATTTCATCAAGCGCCATCTCCATATTTTCGGATTTCATCAGCTTGTCGCCGAGATTGTCCAAACCGCCGTACCTTGCCGAAATAGCCTTTGTCGCCCTAGTGGTGAGAATCATCTCATGCTGCTCGCCACCAATCACAATTAAAGAACTGCGTTCATTCGTCATTGTTCATACCTCCGTTACTTGCCTGTTTCAGCAGGCTTTACCGTGAATGTTGGTTCATATACGGACTTGTACCAACCCGTGATTACGCTGTCCGGAACGTTCTTCTCGCCCTCGGTGGCTTCCGCTTTCCACGGGTGTTTTCCGCTGCCGTCCGGCTTGTTTCTGCGCAGAACCGTTCCCTCAATGGTCGGTGTGGAAAACGTGATACTGTCGCCCTTTGTGGCAAGCGAGGTTGACGGAATTCCGAACTTCACACGGTAAAGCCAGAAGTAGCGGTACTTTCCGTTGGATTTCTTCGCCCGAAACCCGATAGCCACGGGCTTGCCGCCGTCCTCGCTGGTGGAAATGACCACGTTGTTGCTGTCGATGGTAGCGCCCGTCAGAACCGAAGCCGCGTCATTGCCTATATCGTCAACGCCAAGGGAAAGCGTACCGCTTTTGAACTCCTTGACGATTTCGGAAGCGCCGTCATCGGCGTAGAGAGTAGCTTCCGCAAGCTCCACGGAGAGGTCTGCCGAAATCGCCTTTGCAAGCGAAGCGGGAACTCCGTAGGTTTCGTTGCCGTCGCTGTCCTCGATGATTTCAGCGTAGAACAGCTTGTCAAGACCTATTGTTGCCATTTATATCTCCTCCATTTCATAGTTTTTCGCCGTATCAACGGCATAATGATGATAGCCCGTGTCATCCTCGTGACCGACATATTTTCGGGCGGTTACGGTAATATCCGCGCTGAGCAGAGCCTTTACAATCCTGCTCACAGTACGGGTGTAACTGCTTTTCGTAAACAGAGAAATCCGCACTTCCTGCACATCGGCGGTCGGCGCATTGTCAGCATGAAGTTCAAAACTGTCGTAAAGCGGAGTGAACACCAGATATTCGTCCGGAGCGTTACCTGAATACACAGAAGTCTGCGCCGGGATTTTCAGCTTTTTTGCGATTGCAGAGAGTTCCGAAAGCAGACTCACAGCCCCTCGACCTCCTTTTCAAATGCGGATTTCATGGCCTCCACGCACTGCTTTTTCACAGCTGATTTTGCAGGCTTCAGAAAGGGTTTCGCCGACTGACTGCTTGTTCCGTACTCGAGGATATTCGCTATTTTCGCATTACTGCCGCCGTCCGTTCTCGGTTCGGAAAATCCTACCTTGATGTCATGATTTCCGTTTTTATCGACCATAACCGGAGATAAGCCGAGCGACCGTTCAAGTCCTCCTGTGGAGCGGGATTTGCTTTTCGTTCCCGAACCTACAACGGATTTCAGATTGCTTTTGACCTTTGCGAGAGCAACCTCGCCGCCCGCCTGTAACATCTTTTCGGCAATGCTGTCGGTCTGCGCTCCAAGCCGGGAAATCCTCGAAAGGAACTCATCGGGCATTTTTACATCAGCTTTAGCCACTCGGCTGCACTTCCTTTGCAAGCACTTCAATATACATACCTCTGCCTTTCACATTTTCAACAGAGGTTATCTCAAATACAGAACCTCCACAGATAAGCCGCATATCTGCCGTAACCGTCAGACTGGGAATTGTTCTGAAACGGAACAGGTCGGTAGCTTCGGAAAATGCGGCTCGATTCGCCCATTTCTCACTGCCGTGCCTACCCTCGCGATAAGCTCTGACTGTTGCTACAACGACATTGGATTCCGTCTGAAATCCCTCGTCATCGAGCGTGACCTGTTTTTGCGTTATCTGTATTTGCGTGTTCATCTTACCGAAACTCATACTTTCCACCGCCTGTCCAGCCGCAGGAGCATATTCACGGTATCCCACACTTGCTTTCCAGCCTGAACACTATCTCCGAAAAAGCCGCCAGTGCTACCGTCCCTCGATTCATAAAAATGCGAGGACAGCATTATTACCGCCTGTTCCGTGGTCGGCGGCATTGCGTTTTCAGAATAGTAATTCTCGGGCAAATGCTGATAGCTTTCGGCATAGGAAACAGCGGCGGTGATGAACCCGCTTATGAGTTCATCGTCCGCCGAGTGTTCAAGTATGAGGTTCTGCTTAACTTTCGTCAGAAGCTCGTCCATAGTCACCGCCTATTAGCCGCCGGAAGAACCCGAGCCGGCTTTCATCTTCAGAATCTGTACTGCTTCGGGGAGTATCAGCTTTCCGTCAACGCGCTCCTTTGCCACAAATCCTACCATGCCGTTGCCTGCGTACAGCTCCTTGAGTTCCGCAAAGGAACGAGTGCCACGGTCGCCGATGTTGTAATAACTGAAATCGCCGAATGCGATTACTGGCTTTCCTGCGGCGATTGTGGGGACATACGGAGATGTGTAAACCTCGTAGCCGAACAGCCTGTCGACCTCGCCCGCCTGGAGGGACGGCTGCCAGAGATATGCGCCGTTGTTGTCTTTCAGCTTGCGGAGCGCCGCAATAGTCTGGTCGTTCATGATGAACTTCGCGTTCTTGCGGTAGGGGCGCTTGAGGGAGTACACAAGGTTGATTATCTCATCGGCGGTTATAGCAGTAGCGCTCGCCGCAGTGACAGCGACCTCGCCGCCGCACTTGTCCGCAAAAATGCCGAGGGGCTTGCCGACACCGTCACCGTTGAGGAAAGCGTCCTCCTCCGCATTGGACAGCGCCTTGCCGAACTGCTCGATTATGTAGCTTTCAAGCCCGAAAGCGTTGTCGTAGAGCAGCTCCTCGGTCACCTTAACCGCAACGTGCAGCTTGTGCGCGTCAAGGTTTATCTGCGCAAAGGTTGCATCACCGAAAGACAGCGCTCCGCCCTCGTCAATCCACGCTGCGGCGGGTTTTGTCGCTGCAATGTTGATTTTATGTTCACCGCTGGTGGTGATGGTGTGACCGAGCTTTCGCATGATATTTTCCTCGGTCAGTGTGTCAATAAGGCGGCTGTCGTATTCCTCGGGGACGAGATAACCGCCGTTAGCGTCAATGCCCTCGGAAAGCACATCGGAAATCTGTCTGAAATTCGTGCGGAGAGCGTTCAGCATTGCCGCCCTGTACTCATCGCTTGCTCTGCCGGACTTGGGCTTGTTTCCGTTCAGCGGCTTTCCAGTAAGCGGGACTGACGTAGGCTTGGAAAGCTGCGCGTCCATAGCCGCCATCTGCTCCATGCGCTCGATTTCAGCGCCGTAGTCCTTTATCTTCTGTTCCATTTCAGCGTATGAAGCGGCATCCTCTGCGGACAGAAGTCCGTCATTGTCGCGCTTGGTTTCAACGAAAGCCTTTGCGGCTTCCCACGCCTTGTTGCGCTTTTCGCACAGTTCAAGAATTGTCATTTTCGTTACCTCCAGTTCTTAATCAAATCAAGCCGAGAAAATAAATCCTCGGCTTTGGTTCTATGTTCGGTTTTCGGGGCAATGCGGCACTTCTCTGCAATCCTGCCCATAAGTGAATTTACCACTTGAGCTTCGGAATACATCAGAGAATCAGCGGCAGGCGCTTCTGACGGATTGTCACGGGTAAGTATTCCGTCCGCAAATCCGAGTTCAACCGCCTTATTTGCGTTCATCCATGTTTCTGCGTCCATGAGGTGCGAAATCTTCGCACGGCTCATACCGGTCTTGATTTCATAAGCGTTCATAATGCTTTCCTTGACCTCGGCAAGCATATCTATCGCCTTGTGCATTTCTGCTGAATCGCCCATCGCCACCGTCATGGGATTGTGTATCATCAGCATGGAAACCGGGGACATAAGCACCTTGTTTCCCGCCATTGCAATAACCGAAGCGGCGCTTGCGGCTATGCCGTCTATTTTCACCGTGACGTTTCCCTTGTAGTCCATCAGCATATTGTAGATCTGCGCTGCAGCAACACAGTCGCCGCCGGGTGAGTTTATCCAGACGGTTATATCTCCGCTGCCGGACAGCAGTTCTTCCTTGAAAAGCTGTGGCGTGACGTCATCGTCAAACCAGCTTTCATCTGCGATAGTGCCGTTGAGAAATAGTGTTCTCTCCGGGTTCTGTTTCTGTGTTTCCTCGTTCTGTATCATCTTGTTCGTCCACTTCCAGAACTTCTTCATCGGAATCCTCCTTTCCATTTGTCGATGCGAAAATACCCGCGTCAGCCAGCTTAGTCATATTGCCATTTATGAGATAAAGGTCGCCGCCGTCCTCGGCAGGAATACGGTCGAGGTTCTCAAGCTCCCGAATGTCGTTTGCGGACATCCAACCGTTCTGCCTTGCGGTAGCGTACCCGCTCATGCGGCTTGCGTAATCGCCGCGAAGCAGTCCGTCAACATTGAACTTGATGAAATATTCCTGCTTCTCGCTTGGAGTGAGGAGCGAACGAATCATGCTTTGCTCCCAGCGCACAAGCCACGGTTCGAGGGTGTATTTCACGAATTCAAGCGACTGCTGCTCAATATTAGAAAAGCTCGATTTTTCAAGGTCACCGACCATATGCGGCGGCACTCTGAAAATTCGAGCTATCTCGTTTATTTGAAATTTTCTTGTTTCAAGGAACTGAGCCTGTTCAGGCGAAATACTGATGGGAGTGTATTTCATGCCCTCTTCAAGCACCGCGACCTTTCCGCTGTTGGAACTCCCGCCGAACTGCGACTGCCACGCTTCACGAACCTTTGACGGGTCCTTTATAGTACCTGGGTGTTCAAGGACGCCGCTTGGCGCTGCGCCGTTCGCAAAGAACTTAGCTCCGAACTCCTCGGTTGCAATTGCAAGCCCGATAGCGTTCTTCGCCATTGCAATCGGCGAGTAGCCAACAAGTCCGTCAAAGCCAAGCCCGGGGATATGCAGGACATCACCCGGCGAAAGAATTACCTCATATTCCTTACTGCGGATTGCTTCATCAGAACCTCGGTAGTATTTATAATACAGCCTGCCGCTTGAATCACGGTCAACCGTCATTCTGTTCGGCATAAGCGGATAGAGAGCAACGACCTCGCCTTTGCCGTTGCGGATAATTTGCGCGTAAGCGTTGCCCCACAAGAGCAGGTGCGTCATGAGCGTTTCACGAAAAACAAACGAGGTCATTTCGGGGTTCGGTTCATCGTGCAGCAAGCTGTAAAGCGAATGCGATACGGCTTTCTCCTTTCCGGCAGAAGCTGCCCCCAGTCCGTCTGAACGGTATTTGTAAACGTGCAACGGCAGCCCTGCCACAGCTTCTGACAGCACACGAACGCAGGAATACACCGCAGTCATCTGCATTGCGGAACGCTCGGTTACGTTCTTTCCTGCGGTGGAGATTCCCATGTAAAAGCGATATGCGCCGCCTGCCGTGCTGTTTTGGGGCTTGTCCCTGGAATGAAATAAGCTGCTGAAAATCTTCATGTATATTCACTCCTCGCAAAATAATTTAGATTTTCTTGAGTAAAAACCACAATAGGTAGTTGACAATTCTGTTCTTTTATGATATAATAACAAATGACAGAACCCGCCACGCTTAGACTTATCTTTGATAAGGATGCGCAACCCGGCGGGACTTTTTTTAACAAAAGGATGATGTATTGTGACTCAATATCCAAAATCCATATCCAATATTAATCAGTTGGTAAAAAAATTAAGTGACGCTGGAATGACTTTAGATGTCCCTAATCCTGAAGAAGCTTTAACTACCATAGGATATTATAGGCTAAAGGGATATTGGTTTCATAAGTATAATAACAGCACGAAACAATTTCAAGCTAATACCAATTTTACGGATATTGTTGATTTGTACAATTTTGATTCAGAGTTTTCGCGTTTGATATTCAGTTTTTTATCCAAAATTGAAATAGCTTTACGAACTAGAACCGTTGATGCACTATCAATATATAATGATCCATTAATATTAAGCGACCCTTCAATTTTCAAGGACAAAGAAAAGTACTGGAAAAACCAAAGCACTATTGCAAATGAAATAGCAAGATCTAACGATGTGTTTATAAAGCACAACTTTGCAAATCACCATGGATTAATACCTGTTTGGTCCTCAGTAGAAATAATGTCATTCGGCTCACTATCCAAAGTCCTTATGAATTTATCGGCGGGAGCAAACACTGCATACAACAAACTGGCTCAATACTATACATACCAATCAAACAATAATGCGGTTGTTCCTAGTCATGAAATGCTAACATCCTGGGTAAAAGCTGCTTGTGCTATACGTAATGTATGTGCACATAATGGCAGAATATATAACAGAGCCTTTACAACTTTACCCAAATTGCTAAAAAACGATGTGATATCACCAGCCCCTAATTTCAAGGGTATTTATTACATAATGCTTGGGATGAAATATCTTCGTCCAACTGATGATATGTGGAATGATTTTGTTAATGATTTTAAATCATTACTTAACAAATATGCGAACGTTGTTACGGCAGCCGATTTACATTTCCCTGTGGACTGGACAAATCATTTATAAAAAACGTTCATATAATAGCGAGAAACGCATATAATATTCTTGATAGATCTTATCAAGCCTCTCAACGATGCTCAAACCGATATGACTTTCAATAAGGGTGGTTTTTGCCACCCTTATATATTTATATAAACAATAGCCCTCTGTCATCGTACACACTCGCCCCATGGTCATTCCCACAACGGATAGCCCTGTCAAGCGCCATAATAGTCGCCACAGCGCCGTCAATCTTCTCGGTTGACTTCTCCTTATCTGCCTTGATGTTTCCGGCAGGGTCGGTGCGGATGTAGATATTGTCCATGTTCCACCGCAGAACCGGGTGACCGCCGTGGGCTATCTTCTGTTCAAGAACCAGTTTCATCAGTTCCTTTGTGGGAGGACTCATATCCTTGAACCCCTGCCCGAACGGAACTACCGTGAATCCCATTCCCTCAAGGTTCTGCACCATTTGCACAGCGCCCCAACGGTCAAACGCAATCTCACGAATATTGAAGCGTTCACCGAGCCGTTCTATGAACTGCTCGATAAAACCATAGTGAACCACGTTTCCCTCGGTGGTCTGCAAGAAATCCTGTCGCTCCCATACATCATATGGAACGTTGTCGCGGTTTACACGCAGGGTCAGATTATCCTCTGGAATCCAGAAGTACGGCAAGATAATGTATTTATCTTCTTCATCAAGCGGAGGGAACACAAGCACAAAAGCCGTTATATCCGTAGTAGATGAAAGGTCAAGACCGCCGTAGCAAATTCTACCCTCAAGTTCGTCCTCATCAACCGCGAATGCGCACTTGTCCCATTTCTCCATCGGCATCCAACGAACCGCCTGCTTTACCCACTGGTTCAGACGAAGCTGTCGGAAAGCGTTCTCCTCGCCGGGATTCTGCTTTGCCGATTCGCAGGCGGCTTTTACTTTATCGATACCGACCGTAATGTCAAGGCTCGGATTTGCTTTCTTCCACACTTTCGGGTCAGTCCAGTCATCGGATTCATCAGCGCCGTAAATCACGGGATAAAAAGTAGGGTCGATTTTTCGACCCTCAATTATATCCTTGGCTTTCTGGTGAGTTTCGTAGCAAATGCTGTGAGTATCAGTTCCGGCAGTGGTTATAAGGAAATACAGCGGCTGCATTCGTGCGTCACCGGAGCCTTTGGTCATTACATCAAACAGTTTGCGGTTCGGCTGGGTGTGCAGCTCGTCAAACACAACTCCGTGGATATTGAAACCGTGCTTGCTGTACGCTTCAGCGGACAACACTTGATAGAACGAGTTCGTTGGTGTGTATATCAGCCGCTTCTGTGATGCAAGTATCTTCACACGCTTTGACAGCGCAGGACACATTCGCACCATATCCGCTGCGACATCAAATACGATAGCCGCCTGCTGTCTGTCAGCGGCGCAGCCGTAAACCTCGGCTCGTTCCTCTCCATCGCCACAGGTAAGGAGCAGCGCAACAGCGGCGGCAAGTTCGGATTTACCTTGCTTTTTTGGTATCTCAATGTATGCAGTATTGAACTGCCGGTAACCGTTCGACTTCAGCATTCCAAAAAGGTCACGGATAATCTGCTCCTGCCAGTCGATTAGTTCGAACGGCTTTCCCGCCCATGTGCCCTTGGTGTGGCACAGATTTTCGATGAACATTACCGCATAATCAGCGGCTGACTTATCGTATACCGAGGATTTCAGCTTGAACTTTGTCGGCTTGTACTTTTTCAGCTTTTTTATATCATCACCCCCAGAACGAGGAAAACCGCCCGCAGACGGCTTTCACAAGTGTTCAGTTGTATTCGTGTATCAGTATTGCAAGCGCCTTTTCGGCTTCGGGGGTCTGGGGTTTGATGTCCTCGCCCCGGTCGTAGTTGTAAACGACCCTGCCGTCCTGCTTTAACATCAGCTTGGAAATCCTGCCGCCGCTGATTCCGTATTCTTCGGTCGGCTCTTCGTACTGTTTTACCCAGAAAGTAACCGAAACCATTCTGCCGTTGCTGTCCTTAACTCCGATTGCGCCCTGTTTCCACATAATCTTTTCCTCCATGTGTTTTTTGTTGTACACATATTAACTCTAAAGCCGCATTATATCAAGCGATTTTCGGATAATATAGTACACAAATATCAGCGGTCAGAATTGTGAGTTCTATTGTGAATGATACTGATAATTTTTTCCTGCTCGTCAGCGGAAACACCTATGCTTTCTAAGGCCTCCCGTGTGCCGCAATCTGGGCAAATCTGCGTGTTTGGGTACTTTCTCGAAAGCGCAGGATACCCGCCGTACTGCGCCCCACAGCGGGGGCAGGTGCGAAGATTTGAATTGTTGTTTGCTTTCATATTTGCCCCTTTCTGCTGTTCTCCAATGCTGCGAGAAGAATTCTCTCGTCAAAACCGAAGTTGCTGTAACCCTCAAGGCAGGTTCGCACATACGAACCGCTCGGCAGACCCAGCGGTCGCTCCTCGTGCATAATGTACACGAAAGCCTTTCTGACTACGGTCTTTCCCGAAAAGTACCTCACGGGCAGTTCTAGTTCGGTCTTGTAGTAGAAAGTCGGAAAGCCCTCGTACACATCAAGCCTTTTCTCATCGGCAGGCTCGACCGACCAGACTGCAACCGGGACTTCCGCCCCAACCTTTGGTTCGATGGTGAGGTAGGCACCTGTTTTATTGCCCTTGAAAAGCAGTCCGTAGTCCTTAATCACCGCAGTCCCCACGGGTTTTGACGTAGGACACCGCAGCGCCATTTGCCGAATGTTTAAGTTACTCCCATAGGCTAAGTAATATCGTTTCATAGTGTTTTCCTTTCCGAAAGGTTCAGTTTCAGAAATCACCTTTCTACCACCAAAAGCCCCACGCTGTGGGGGAGTTGGGGGCAGGAAGCTAACTCCTGCTTACTGCGGCCTGCCGTTGCGGAATGCCGTGTCACCCTCGAGCCGCTTGGTGTAAAGTTCCCTTGCGGTCTTGAATTCATCGCCGATGAACCCGAGCCGTAAAAGCCATGTTCTCATTGCGTACTTTGGGTTTTCGGTCTGCTGAGGATTTGCGCTTGCGGTCTTGACCTGCTTTGCAAGCTGGCTGAGCGCCAGGCAAAGCTGAATGTAGCTTTTCAGCTGACCTGCGTGAAGTCCGTTTTTCTTGTCGCCCGAGGGCGCGTCAAACCGAAAGAGCCGAAACTCGATTGTGCCCTTTGTAAAGGTTGCGTGGAGGTTCAGCATATGGTAGCGGCTCTCGTTGTAGTGCGCCGACCTGCCGTAATCCGCATTCTGACTGCCGTACCAGGTGTCCGCAAGCGCTGCCATGGTTTTGGGCTTTTTGCGGTTGAGTTCCACCAGGAAATCCTTGCTGACCGTGCGGCAGTAGCGGTTCATGCGGCTTCTGTCGAGGTTCAAGGCGCTTGCTAAAAGGCTTTCGTGGCTTGCCATTATGTTTGCGAGGTTTCGCAGACTTTGCGGCGTGTGACCTTTGGCCCCGATATGAATGTGAACTCCGCAGCCCCTAGTTGCGTCGCTCTTTGCGCCTGCCTTGCGAAGTCTGCGGATAAGCTCCTGCAGGGTTTCCATGTCTGCGTAGGTGAGTATTGGGGTCACCATTTCGCACTTTTCACTGTCCGGTCCCGCAATGCTCACGTCCTTCTGAAATTTCCACTCGCGACCCTCGCCGTCCCATGCGGAGTAGGTATCGTAACCGTTGCGGCCTGCGGTGTGCTCGTGTCTGCCTGTTCCGAAGAACTCGGCGGCAAGCTCCGCGGCTTTTGTTCTTGTAATGTTATTCATTTCAACCTCGACCCCTATGCTCTGGTTCATCATTTCTTCAATCTGCTTGGTGGTTTTCTCGTTCATTTTTGTATCCTCCGTTTGCTTTGTTTCCCTTACGGTACACACATATTAACTCTAAAAGCAGTATATAGCAAGCGGTTTTACCACAATATATTGAACGAAATACACACGCAGAAATTGTGTATATCAGCCATGGATTTTGCGAACTACATCAACACCGAGAACAGCATTCAGCCCGGAGCCGTTATCCCAGCGGACAAGCAGATTTCCGATATCGTCAACCCCTCGTACAGTACCTCTTGTGCCTTTCGGAGGAGCTTGCGGGTCGTCCATTGATATTAGCTCAACTCGGCAGCCGACCGGGTACTCTCGGCGGTACTGCTCGATTGTTTCTTTACTCGGAAACTTCATTTGCAGCACCTCCATTTCTGAAAGCCGATGAGCCTATGAGATTTCTCAGCAGTATCTTCCGCTCGGTCTTGTACTCCGAACCGATAAATCCCAGCCGCAGGAGAAAGCAGCGGAATGCGTACTTGTCGTTGTCTGTTTCCTTTTCTTTAGCCGTAACCCTCTTCGCATTTGCGGCGAGTTCGCAGAGCGCCGAAATGAAATGCGTGTAAGCCTTGCATTCGTCAGCGCCGCAGTCTGCGAACCAGGGAAACCTCACCGTGCTGTCCGTGACCTCAATCGGCAGGCTCTCCACCGCTAAGGCTCTGCGGATAAGTCTGCCTTTGGCTTCGAGCAGCTTGGTAAGGTTATCCACCGCAGTACCCTCAAGCGGAACTTCCACCGTAAGCCCCACAGATTCGCCGTGTTCGGCGCTGTCGGTGTCTGCGGATACTTCCTCGCTTGCCGTTTCCGGCTGCTCTGTGGCGCTTGTGTCGGCAACTTCGGCAATGAATCCACGCTCTGCAAGGAACTCAAGCAAGTTCTCGATTTCCTCACTGTCGGCTCTGTCATCAAATTCAAGGTTGCCCTCGCGGGTCACCGTGAAATAGTCGATTCGGTAAGCGTAGGTCGGTGTCCTCATGTAAACCGCGTCCGCTCCCGTGAACTCGCTGATGGCTTTCACAAGCGGTTTTCTGTCCTGCGCGTTGTAGTAAATTGTCATTGTATGTACCTCCATTTCCTTTCGGTACTACACATTTTACTCGATTACAAGGATAAGTCAACGGGATATTAACAGAAAGCCGCACATTCTGCGTTATGCACAATGTACGGCTCAACTATTAGTCTATAATGTAAACTCTGACTTCCACGCCGAGTTTGCGGCAGTTGTCAATGACAAATTTCGTACCTCGTGATTTTCCATCCCAGAACGCAATCACGATATCCGAATACTCAATTATCGTGATATTCCGTTTCAGCGGAGCGCTCCTGCCGTATTTCGTGTATTCCGGCAGGAACTCCGTCAGCTTTATTCCGTGCGCCAAAGCATACTCCCTTGCGGAAGTATCCACTCCCTTAGCACCGCCGGACACGATTTCCGTGGTATTTTCGGGGAGATATCTGCTTAAATCACTCACGCTTAGCCCTCTTGAACCAATTACAGCTACTTTCATGTTGCCCTCCTTGTAAACGCATTATGAACGCACTTTGAACTCACTCCATACATTATAGCACATTGTGATGTTAAAATAAACACATATCGGATATAAACAGGAGGAGTTTTATGGCTATCAAGAGTTTATCCATCAGAATTGACGATGAAATGCTCGACAAACTGCATTACGTTGCCGATTATGAGGCTCGTTCCGCAAATGGGCAAATCATCGTTCTGATTCGTGAGTGCATAGAAAAGTTTGAAGAAAAGCACGGAAAAATCGTACTCGGCGATAAGCCGGGTTCAGCTAATTCCGACAAGAACTGACCCATACAATCCCCGAAAACACACGGCAAAGCCACACCATTACCCCACAGCTTGTACTCCGCAGAGTCGCTGTGGGGATTTTTCAGCCATGTGAGAATCTGCTTTTCGGACTTCGGCTTGACTGCGCCGCCAACAATTTTGCGATGAGTTTCAAACACATCTTTCCAGAACGTCAATTCTTCATCTGTAGGCTCGTCCGTTCCGAGATCTGCGCACCACCAGTCGGGAAATCCCTGCAAACGGGCGCACTCCGTTGGAGTAAGCCTGCGGACTATGTATTCCGGAGAATTCACGGTCGGCGGGTCTTTGTAATCGCTTGCGACAAGCGTGTTTGCAAGGTTTTCCTCGGCTTCGGTATGATAGGAATTCTTGCTTGGGCTGTAAACAAGCGTTTCAGAGCCTCCTCCGTACATTCCACCTGCAGCTCGGAGCGCTCCGCATTTATCGTTTTCGCTGTACTTGGTGTAGCTGTCCTGCGAAAATGCTACTGCGTGGCGGTCGGTGGCGTTCAGCGTGAACGAAATGTCCTCGTTAATGCCGCTGCCTTGCGGGCCATTTTTATCGGCTCTGCCAATCATTGAACCCTGGACGGACACGACTGCTACGCCGCCTTGATTTGAGTCGGGAGAATTACCGCCCGTATCTATCGTCCGTGAGGTATCTGTTTCGTAGCAGTTCTGCCGCGCGTTTTTCGTTCCGTCAGATGTAAAACGAACATCAAAACAGCGTGTATCTTCAACCACGAACGGCTGATTGTTGCCGCCTGTCCCGTAGGTTGAAGAAACCGTCGGAGCAACGCCGTGCAATTCGGTGTATCGTGTGTCCTGCGAGTGATTTTCGTAGACAGTCGCAGGGACTGTTCCGGCACGGAGCGTTGGAGCAGTTTCCTCCTCATAGCCTATTCCTCTCGCATTTGCAGAATGTTCGGTACAGAACCCTGCTGCGGATTCCATCACGCAGGGCGGATGTCCGTGTGTTTCCGCACGGAGAGTTGCGGTTATATCGCACGATATTTCTATCGACTGTCCACCCTGGTCGTTCAAGCAGACTGCGCCTGTCGTTCCAGTGCAGCCTTCAGCAGCGGCGGCAGCTCTTTGCCACGCTTTGAAGCCCTCTGCAGAATACCCCGACAAGCCTTCGGACTCAAGCAGTATTTTTCCGGCGCATTCGCTATCAAAATCTGCGATAAGGAAGATGCGTTTTCTTCTCTGGGGTACTCCCCAGTATTGTGCGTCAAGCACTCGCCAGGCGAGGGAGAAATTGTCTGCCACGATGTTTCCTGCGGCTGTCCATTTCTCACATTGAGGAACAGAAACGCTTTCGTCCTTGACCTGACACAGGCTTTTGAGGACTGCTCTGAAATCCTCGCCCTTGTTGGACGAGAACGCTCCGGGGACATTTTCCCAGACTGCAAATCTCGGGTATTTGCCATTTGTGGCGCACCTCATTTCTTTTATAATTCTGACCGCTTCATAAAAAAGACTTGAACGAGAACCGTCTAAGCCGTTTCTTTTACCGGCAATGCTCATATCCTGGCACGGACTGCCGAATGTGATTATATCCACGGGCGGGAGTTCCGCGCCGTTCAGCGAGGACACATCTCCGTAATGCTTGATTTGCGGCAGCCGCTTTGTGGTTACCCGAACGGCGAACGGCTCAATTTCCGATGCCCACAGCGGTTTTATTCCTGCAAGCAGTCCTCCGAGCGGAAAACCACCGCTGCCGTCAAACAAGCTGCCGAGCGTGAATTCATCCTTCATCGGCAACCTCCAGTTCAGCATAAGGTATTGTCTTGCCGTCACGAACCACCGAAACACCATCAGAAGAACCGACCTGCTCAATATACCGCTTTACAATAACATCGCAGAATTTCTCGTCAAGTTCGATGGTGTGGCATATTCGGTTCGTCTGCTCACAGGCGATAAGCGTACTGCCCGAACCGCCGAACGGGTCGAGCACGATACAGTTGCTCATGCTTGAATTCTTTATCGGATACGCAATAAGCGGAATGGGCTTCATTGTCGGGTGGTCGCCGTTCTTCTTCGGTTTGTCGAACTCCCATATTGTCGTCTGCTTGCGGTCGGAGTACCACCGGTGCTTGCCGTTTTTCTTCCAGCCGAACAGGCACGGCTCATGCTGCCACTGATACGGCGAGCGCCCGAGAACAAGCGACTGCTTCTTCCAGATACAAGTTCCGGACAGGTAAAATCCCGCGTCAGAAAACGCTTTGCGGAAGTTAAGCCCCTCTGTATCTGCGTGGAAAACATAGATGCTTGCATCGTTCGCCATAGCTTTCTCCATGCAGGTGAAAGCGTCAAGCAGAAATTGGTAGAACTTCTCGTTTTCGAGATTGTCGTTCTTGATTTTTCCCGCCGAGCCCTCATAATTCACATTGTAGGGCGGGTCGGTAACCACAAGATTAGCCTGTTTGCCGTCCATAAGGAGCTCGTAGGTTTCCTGCTTTGTGCTGTCACCGCAGACAAGTCTGTGATTACCGAGCAGCCAGAGGTCACCGGATTTTGTAATGAAAGGTTTTTCCATCTCGGCGCCCACATCGAAATCATCGTCCTTGGTATCGGAATCATCGTCAAAGAAAGCAGCGAGTTCCTTTTCATCAAAGCCCGTCAGCGAAAGGTCAAAATCCTCCGCCTGCAGCGCTTCGATTTCGACTTTCAGCATTTCCTCGTCCCAGCCAGCGTCAAGAGCCATTCGGTTATCCGCGATTATGTACGCTTTCTTCTGAGCAGGAGTAAGATAATCTACAAACACACAAGGCACTTCGGAGATGTTCTCGGCTTTCGCAGCGAGAATTCTTCCATGACCTGCTATGACGTTGAAATCCCTGTCGATGATAACGGGATTGATAAAGCCGAACTCACGAAGCGAGGAACGAAGCTTGTTCAGCTGTTCCGGCGAATGGGTTCGGGCATTGTTGACGTATGGTATCAGCTTGTCAATCGGGACAAGCTGCATTTCACTGGTCGTATTCATCTGCCGTTCCTCCTTTTCAAGACCTTGTGCAAGCCTTTTCTAGCGTCCATGATGTTGCCCTTGACCGCCTGTCCCTTAATGGTTCGATATTGCTGTGCGGTTAGGTTCGGTCGGTTGCTTTTAAGTTCTTTGAAAAATTCGATTGTTTCTTTAGGCATAATAATTATCCTTTCCTTGAACGGAGGAGTTTCTCCATTGTGTCGTTCAAATCATCGCCGACAGGTTCGGTGCAGTTCTCCTTGACTATTCCGTAAATTTCATACCAGATGAGATTTGCGTTCTTCTGAAACTGCTGCGACATCTGCACGAATGGCGAAGCAATGACGCCGCCCGTGGTCGGGTGCTTGCCGAGCAAGCCGTAAGTGCTGATTGCCTCCTCGCACTGAATGTATCTTGCGTATGCCTGCGCATAGGCTTCGATGAGCCGCTTGTTTACGAGGTTCTCGCAGCTGCGCTGTTTAAGCCACAGCCAGGTTTCACGGTAAATATCGTCAGCGCCGAGCGGAACTCCGTTCTTTTGCCGAGCAGACAGATAATCGCTGGGCTTCGGCATATCCGCGCCGTTAAGCACAGCGCCCTCCGGAAGGTTGACGGCTTCAAGTTCCGCTGTGTCGAGCGCAGGTATGTCGTTGCTTATGATTTTCACCGGAAGTCCTTTCTGCTTTTTCTCTGCGGCAGGAGCAGGTTTATCTCCGGCGCGTACCCGTCTGCCGCCTCTGTTTGTGCCGTCCTTAGCCATGTTTTTCACCTCCGCAGGACAAGAAAAAAGGACGGTTCGCGCCGTCCGAAAATATTTCAAGGTTTAATACCCCGTTTGAACCCCGGTTTTTGCGCACGAAGCCCCAGGCCGCTGTCCGAGGTAACGGTCACAGAGATTTCGACCGCCCTAGCTGACGGCTTCCGTCCTACCGGTCGCCGAGGTCGTGGTGTATCTTCGTATGACACGACTGGCACAGTGACATCAGGTTACCGAAATCATTACTGCCGCCGCGCGACACGGGAACAATGTGGTGTACTTCCTCAACCGGAGTGAGCCGACCCTCTTTCAGACACATCTCGCACAGTGGGTGAGCCGTTGCATAACGCTTTCGTATCTCTCGCCACGCTCTGCCGTACTTCTTGTTGCTGTCAGCAGGACGGACGAGTTTATTGTAGCGGCGGTTCATCTGCTTTGAGTGTTTCTCGCAGTACTGTCCGTCACATCTGTTGGGGCAGCCGGGGTAGGAACAAGGGCGCTGCGGTCGTCTGGGCATGGGGTTCATCTCCTTGGGTATAGGAAAAGCCCTGCGAGTTATAAAACCCACAAGGCTTTCTGTATATTTTTCTAAGTATATCATACCACAACAGGTTGACTGCGTCAACGGTGAACTGCTGTGCACTAGGGTGTCCAGTTTTCAGAAAAATTCTGAATAGCTTTTTCGTGCAGTTTAATTACCCACCTTTTTGAATACCCCATTTTTGTACTAATCTCTTTCCAAGAAAGAAACATCAGATACTTGTACCGAAGAACAGTACGCTCGTTTGTGTTCTCCAAATCATCAATCGCCTTGCCGATGGAGTATTTAAGTTCAGACAATCTGCATTTGTCGTTCTGGATTTCTTTTTCAAGTTCAAGCGCCTTGTCAGTGTACTTTACGAAAGGCGGATCGGTATTTCTTGTTCCCGAAAGCCGCTCTCCGAAACCGCAGCCGGATATACCGCTTGCCAAATCACGCAGGCTTTTCAGTTCAATTTCCTTGTAGTGTATCTGGCGGTTCATTTCAGATGCGCTTGTCAAAAATCCCTTTGCCGTCATACCGACACCTCCTTCAGCTTTGCAAGAATAACCTCACCGTTGAGATCTGTAAGAATGGAGAAAAAATCTGAACGAAAAAAGCGTTCAATACTCTTTTTCTCACTCTGAGCTACTTTGTCATTAGGGTTCAGAGAAAGTTGGTTCAATGCGGTGCGATAATCCTTGACCGCCTGTACGATTATAGCATTTGCGAGTTCCTTGTATGGGTTCATTTATGTACCTCTGCTTTCACTGCGGTGATAAGTGCCGCCTGTGTTATGTCCTTTGTTTTCAGTGCTTTCATAATCTGCTCGTCGATAGTGCTTTTGGCGATTATGTGTTGAATGACCACGGTATCCGCAGTCTGGCCCTGCCGCCACAAGCGGGCATTTGTCTGCTGGTACAGTTCAAGACTCCATGTAATCCCAAACCACACCAGGGTCGAACCGCCGCTTTGCAGGTTCAATCCGTGTCCGGCTGACGCAGGGTGGATAAGCGCAACCGGGATTTTTCCGCTGTTCCAGTCGGAAATGTCCTCGCTTGACCGAATTTCACGAACATCAAACCGTTTCTTGATACGCTCCAAATCGTGCTTGAACCAGTAAGCAACAAGGAGTGGCTTCCCGTTCATGCTTTCGATTATATCCTCCAATGCGTCCAGCTTGCGGTCGTGTATCTCGATAATGCTTTCGTCATCGGAATAAACCGCACCGTTCGCCATCTGCGAAAGCTTATTTGAAAGAGAAGCAGCATTAGCCGCAGTAACCTCATTGTCCTCGGTGGAGAGAATGAGGTCTTTCTTCAAACGGTCGTATTTCTCCTTTTCCTTTTCGGGAAGCTGAACCATGCATTCCGAACTTATGAGTTCCGGCATTTTAAGGTGGTCGGCGGCTTTCATGGAAATCGTGATATCCGAGATTTTGTCATAAATCTGCTGCTCGGCATTGGGCAGAGGCTTATAGCTGTAAATCACCATTCCGTTACGCTTGTCCGGCTGAAAGTAGATGTTTCTGTACTGTCCGATAAGCCTTCCAAGCCGCTCACCCATATCCATCAGCTTGAACTCTGCAAATAAATCTATCAGACCGTTACCCGCAGGAGTACCTGTAAGTCCGACTATCCGTTTCAGCTTTGGTCGGACTTTCATGAAAGCTCTAAACCGCTTCGACTGGTAGTTCTTGAACGAGGATAGCTCGTCAATAACCGCCATATCGAAATCAAATATCAGACCGCTTTCTTCTACAAGCCACTGAATATTCTCTCGATTGATGATGTAGATGTCGGCGGGAGTGCGGAGTGCTTTCAGCCGTTCTTGCTCCGTGCCAACGACTACGCTGTACCGCAGATTCTTCAAATGCTCCCACTTTTCAATTTCAGTGCCCCAAGTATCACGAGCCACACGAAGTGGTGCTACCACCAAGACTTTATGTATTTCAAAGCTGTCAAAGCTGTCAAAAAGCAGGTCGTTTATTGCTGTCAGAGCAATGCTCGTTTTGCCTAAGCCCATATCCAACAGAAGCGCTGCAACGGGTTGGGTGATTATGAATTCGGCGGCATACCGCTGATAATCATGTGGACTGTATTTCATCAAGTATCGCTCCTATCTGCTCCATGCGGTCGATTATGTACACACGAAAACCGAGTTTCATCAATGCTTTGTGCCTTGCTAACTGCAGGGGACGTGGCTTTTTGCCGGGAGCTTTCAGTTCCGCAAAGGCGATTTTGCCGCCCGGGAGAAGTATCAGCCTGTCCGGCATTCCATCAAAATTTGGTGAAACGAATTTCAGACACATACCGCCGCTTTTCCTTACCGCCTGCACCAGTTTCTGTTCTATCTGTTTCTCACGCATTTTCTGCTCCTTTTTCTTCAATGGTGCAGGTCGGTGAACCTCATTTCATAAAACTCTCTATAAGGTAAATTTTGTTAATTAAACTGCCCTAAAGGGGATTTTATACAAAGACCTTCACCGACCTGCACCTTTATGGTTTTCAATCTGCTATAAAGTCAGATTTCAAGCGGATTCCGTAGACCATAACACCCGTTTTGGATTTTCGTTTTTCAAATCCTGCGGTATCAAGCCCGGTATAGAAATCCGTGGTGCTTCTCGTGTATTCTCCGGTTCTGGCGCAGTATGCACGGTACTCCTGGTAAAGCTCACCAGACTTCTGCGTATATGATGGGTCAACCTCGCAGCAGTCCTCAATAAACATTGAGAGCCAGTCGTTATTTTCACGGTAATGCTCGATAGCGTCACGAACGCATTGCGGAACAGTCAGCTTGAAATTGCATTCAATAACCTTTTTCGCTCCCTCGATTATCCACGTCAACGCCGCACCGCCTGCTTTTTCAGCAAGGTAGTCCGCGTAGTTTTTGATGTCAGAATTGCCCTCGATTTTGGCATTGAACGGTATAACTATAAGCCTGCGCCATGTACCCTCGTCATTTGCTCCGACCCTCGGAAGATGATTTGTGTACAGCACAAGCGTGTGCGTGGGAGTATATCTGAACGGATCGCGGTACTTCTTTTCTGCGGAAACCTCATCGGTGGAACACAGCTGCTTTACCACCGAGGTGTTAAGCCGCATACCCTCTTCCAGTTCTGCGGCGATAACAAGTCTTTTCCCCTTAAGTTCAGCCATCTCGGGCTTGACATTTCGCTTACAGCCAACCGTGAGGGCGTCGGCGGATATACTGCCGCTGTACGAACCAAGAACCCTCGCTATCGTGTTCCAAAACGTACTCTTACCGTTGCGACCCTCACCGTAGGAAATAATCAGCGCTTCCATGTAGACCTTGCCTATTGCCGCTAAACCAACTATCTGCTGAACATACTCGATAAGTTCGTCATTGCCGCAGAAAAAGCTGTTCACGGCTTCAAGCCAGATATCCATACCATCATCACCGGGAGATACAGCAGTCACCTTTGTTATGAGATCGTCTGCGGAGTGCTCCGAGCTTGTCCCGGTTTGCAAATCGTATGTAGCCGCCGGAGTATTCAGCAGAAATTCCTGCGAATCAAAATCCTTAATATCCCGCAGTAGCATAGGCTTTGCCGCCTGTAACGCAGAAGTGATATACTTCATATCCCTGCGTTTCATAACGAAAGACTTATATACAAGCGCCATCATATACTCTGCAAAGGCTTTTTCGCTCTTTTCGTCTATTGACTTTTCAAGAGCCTTGCCGCCGGACATGACAGTTTCCCTGTCTATTCCGGATTTCATAAGAGCCTGCTGCGCCTTTTCCAGAGCGGTTTTAGCTTCGGTGAGCTGTTTGTCAAGAAAATCCTCGCAAGCGCCAACAGCAAGCTGTTTTGACTCTGCCCAGCGGATCCCATCATAGCGCATATAATCCGTAGCGTCCGTGTAGACAAGCTCGCCGCCGTATTCCCGGGCGAGGACTTTAGCCTGCCCGATGTCTGAGTAATCCTCGGGCTTGAGGTTAAATCCCGAGGCAGAAGCTGCCCCCAAATTATACTGCTCGGGCGGGATATATCCGTCCTGCTTTGCCACCTTTTTGCCGAACTTCACGGCGCTGTTCCAGATAGTCTGAAGCTCCGAATCGTCAAGCGGAGGACTGCACTTTTCCGCTTGCTTCAAGAACTGCCGATACGCTTCGTCCGTGTCCCCGAGCCGTTTTATAATGCGCCCCGCATAATGCGACATAGTGCTGTTGCGGCTACCCTCGGGTACGGAACTGCTTTCATTGTCCCATTGTTCAAAATCCGAATTTTCAAGGAAATCAACAATAGACAAATTGCCGTTAAAAATTTCCACCTGCGGATTTTGAACGCCGAAAAGCAGCCTTGCGCTGTCGAGCGCGTTGTTATCGAAATACGGAAATTCAGCCGCAATCTGCTTTTTCAGGGCGGTGTATTCCGTACTTTCCGTTATCGGAGAAATGGGGAAATAGACGTGAAACCGCGGGCGGGCTGTTTTGCCACTCTTCGGTAGCATATGATTACGGCTATACACGACCACGAACTCCACTCCCGGGAAAGCCATAGCCACCTCAAGCGGCGTTACCCAGTCGTTCGGGTCGTCCGAGTGGTCGTTGTCGCAATCCATCGGAACATTGTCCGAAGAAAGAAAATCCGAATTGCTGCGGTGATTGTTTTTATACTCGGCGGTTACGTGGTCAAATTCTGCCGCCGCTTTCATAGAGGTTTCGTCTGTTACAATGTGCTTGTTAGGGTAGATGCTGTTAGACAGACTGCCTATGCAATCTGCCGTGTATAACGTGAATTTCATTATTATCCTCCATTCTTTAAATTCTAACAGCTGATAGAGCCGTCAATAATATATGGAAACTTATTATACAAATGGTCCACTGTATTTCAGTCCTTTTTATAAAAGTTACATTCGTACCCATCAGCACGGAGCGGCAGCCCCTCTGTCCACGGCGGAGTTCTACCCATCATCTCGCAGATTTCAGCCACGTTAGTGTCCTCGGGACACTCGATAACAAGTTCATCGTGAACGTGACCGCAGATACGGTAATTTCGCAGCGTCCGCATAGCGTAGCATAAAATATCTCGGCTTATCGCCTGCACGATATTCTCAACGAATTTCGGACCGTAGCTTTCAATGCGTTGCCACTTCTTTGTTGCCCCAACGCCCTCATAAGTGACTGATTCACCGCCGAATTTATTCTCGCCGATACGGGGTTTGACATATGAGAGCCGCCTGCCGCTCGGCAGTGTGATAAACAGCATTCCACATTGGTATTCGAATTCGATTCCGTGTGTGTCTGTGCGAAGCCTTTGTCGTATTGTGTCCTTCACGCAGCGGTCGACTTCCCACCAGAATCGCACGATGTTAGGATTGGAACTGCGCCACATATCCACAAGCGGCTGAAGTTCGTCCTCCGTCAAACCCATCTCCAATGCTCCCATAGCCTTCAGCGCACAGACTGAACCTCCGTAACCGAGCGCAAGTTCTGCGATTTTGCCTTTCTGCCGCAGATGACCGTTGACGCCGTGTTTCTCAACAGGAACACGGAACATCTGCGAAGCGGACGCGCAGTATATGTCTTTACCCGACTTAAATGTATCAAGCCGCCATTTCTCCTCAGCCAACCACGACAGCACTCTTGCTTCGATTGCTGAAAAATCGGAAACTACAAATTTCATTCCCGCTTTCGGCACAAATGCCGTGCGGATAAGCTGCGAAAGCGTGTCCGGAATATCATCGTACAGCAGTTCTATGGCTTCATAGTTGCCGCTTTTCACAAGCTCCCGTGCCTGTTCGAGGTCGGGGATATGGTTCTGCGGTAGGTTCTGTAACTGTATCAGCCGACCCGCCCATCTGCCGGAACGGTTTGCGCCGTAAAACTGAAACATTCCGTGCGCGCGTCCATCGGAGCAAACAGCGTTCCTCATAGCCTGGTACTTCTTCACCGAGGATTTTGCAAGCTGCTGGCGGAGTTCCAGAACCTCTGCAAGCTGCGGCGGTGCGGTTTTCAGCAATTCGGAAACAGCTTTCTTACCGAGAGTGTCTGTTTCAAGTCCGTTCTCCGAAAGCCACTGCTTCATCTGCTGAACCGAGTTCGGATTTTCGAGCGAGGTGAGTTCCTGCATTTTTGACGAGAGCAGCGCCTTTGACCGTTTATCAAACCGTATTGCATTCTCAACAACAGCCATATCAAGAGCAATCCCACGGTCGTTTATCTGCTGGTCAAGGCAGTATTCCTCCCAAACGAATTCCGGCACGGGGAACTTCCGCAGCTTGTCCTGAATAGACATTTCAACCTCGACATCGCGCTTGTTGTACGCCTTGAACTGCGCCCATTTCTCGGGAGCGTGTTCGGGAAAATTTCTCGTTCTGAAGCCGTTCGCTTTGGTAGGAGTACACGGTACGCAGAAATACTTGATGAGTTCCTTACCCTCTTTCAGCTTCTGTTCCGGCAGTCCGAGAACTGCTCCCGCTCCGGCAAGCGACAGCGGAAGTCCCATATATGCCGACCACACCATCGAACATCTCCACGAAGTCGGGTCGAGATACTCCCCGGACGGCAAACCGAGATACATTGACAGACACACACGTTCGAAAGCAGCATTAAAAGCCCATTTAATAATGCTGTTGTCAGTCAGCGCAGCGAGAATTTCTGCGGGTATTTTCTCACCCTGCACAAGGTCGTACACCACAACATCGCTACCGTTCACTGAAACTCCGAACAGCAGTATCTCAAATGCGGGTGACTCAACATATCTGTAAACACCGCATTTTGCAAGGTCAACATCACTGAATGTTTCAAGATCAATTGACAGTGTTTTGATTTTTTCCATAGTTCACCTCAAAAAGGCGGCAAGATAGCTCCTGCCGCCCTGTTTGTATTACTTGCCAGTTTTAGTTTGCTTGCGGCGCTTAATGCTCCTGACAATATCGGAAACAACTACGACCAGCTTAGAAAGTGTATCTCCAAGCACATATCCAAAGCAGATAGCAAGCAAAATGCTTTCAGTTGTCATCATCGTGTATCTCCTCAAGACAGAAAATCATCGTCATCATCTGTTGCGAAATCGTCCTCAGCGCGGGTTCTGCCGCCGAGCGATTCGCCATCGCGAATCTTCTGCAGGTTGTTCAGACCGCAGGCGATACCCTTATTACCATTGGAATTGAATGCGTAGAATGAGATGGACACTCTGCCGTACACGCCGCTGTAAACCTCGCTGCGCTCCAGAATAGGGCTGCAGTTAGCGTCAACGATACCGGGAGCGGTCGCAGAATTAGCGTTGATGAAGTAGCTGTTTGCATACGCTTCATCATCGGGGCGCTCTGTATCGCCGTCACGGAGCGGATTCTTGATAGCGGAGAGCGCAGGAACAGAACGACCGTTGCCCTTGAGCTTTGACTCGCCCTCCTTGTAAGCTGCTTCGATAGCCGCCTTGATCTTCTCGACCGTCTTGGTATCGGACTTCGGAATGATAAGGCTCACACTGAACTTTGGAGCACCGCCGTTGATGGACTTTGCTTCCCAGATGTTTGCGTAGCTCCATCTTGTATCGGGTCCTGTGATTACCTTTGTGGGATTGATAAACTTCGGCATATTATTTTTCCTCCTTGAAATCTTCTTGTGCAGTATTTATCGCCGGACGTTTATCCGACATAGGAACTAAGGTTGGCTTGCCCTGCGGCTTTTCTATAAGACCGCCGAGCAGTTCGTTGAACTTTTTCTTTCCGAGCAGAGCGGTCATCGCAGTTATGCCGAGAACGCTGTGTCCATACGGGTCATATCCTGCGGATTTGACGGCTTCAACAACTGCGTTCTCGTCTGTATACTTGCGATTGGACCGTCCCTCGACTACCTTGAAACCATCGTATGAAACCCCGCTGAGTGCTTGGCGCAAAGCGTACTCTTTGACATCAGTCACCCAGGATACAAGCTCGTCCGCTTTTGCGAGAATAGCGGCGATTTCGATATTATCAAGCGTAGCAGGTGGTTCAAAATCGTAACGAGCGAGAGCAAGGTTGTATTCTGCGAGTTTTCGGCAGGTTGCTCTGATCTTGCAGAATCGACAATGTTCACCTGCTTTGAAATCTCCTTTGCCATTTGCGGCAAGCTGCGCTGTTGGGGCGAGAACCTCGTTCGCCCAACGGAGAAGTTCTTCCTTGGAAATGGTGTATTCGCTGATGTTGTCACGCCTTGGCTGGAATATAGTCATGCTCACTGTGGAGATGTCGTATATTCCGTCAAACAGTTCAAGAGCGCCGAGAGCATAAAGCTTCATCTGCGGGTTGTTCTCTGCGAGGACTTCCACACCCTTGCCATACTTGAAATCTATAACGGAAAGTGTACCGTCAGCCACGATAACACAGTCACCTGTGCCGAACCCCTCCGGAGCCCACCGGGAGAAATCCAGTTTCTGTTCGATAAGGACGATGGGGTCATTGCAGGCTACTTTTGCTTTCTCGACCTGCTCATAAGCGTATGTAGCGTACTCGACAGTGCAGCGCTCCATCTCCTCGTTGTAATAGGTGAGGTTTTCTGTTGGGTCGGCGGTTTCTCTGCCGAGCAAGGCTTTCAGCCTGTGTTCGCAGAGAGTGTGAGCGTCCGTGCCATCCTGCGCATACTCGCTTGATGTATCCGGCAGTTCGGCACAGAGTTTAGCAGACGGCGGACATTCGAGCCAGCGGTGGCTTGATGACGCCGATAGAATTGCGTGGTTAGTCGGCATTGCCAAGCACCTCCACCTCTGCGAGGACTGCTGCATATTCCTCCGGCTTGATTGCGGAAAGCTTGTCCGCACCGTGCTTTGTGACGATTGACTTTACCTCTGCTGTGAAGCCGGCGCGGGATTTCTCGGCGCAGACGGCTCTTACTTCTTCAAGGGTAAGTTGCTTCTGTGTCTCTGCTGAATCGGTATTATGCTCCTGTACCTTGTTGGCAGAGAAGAGCTCGTACAGCCAATTTGCGGTATCATTCAACAATGATGCAGCATCTCGTAGATCTCTGATGGTCTGTTCCACTTCGTTTATTTTGCTCATGATTTGTCGCTCCTTCCATAAATTTTTTCTGCTGTTCAAGCTGAATCAAGTTTCTTGCCAGGCGCTTTGAAACAACACTGATTGCTGTAAGCACGCCGATAAGTTCCTCGTCAGTTGCAGATTCGTTGATTTTTGGCTTATTCATTGGAGAATCTCCTTTCCGAGGTGATTTGTTTTTGCTGTCCTCAATATCCACTGGAGGGATTATGCCAAAGTGGTCCGCAGTCCGAAAAATTTTTTTCTCCGGTCACAAAACTGCAACAGGATTGATAATTGAAAATGTCAGAAATAGTAATCCTTGAGCTTGTTCCGCAGTTCGTCACGTATCTTTTCCCAGTGTCGTTTGAAAGTAGAGCGCGCCATACCCATAATTTCGGCGGACTCACGCTCGGAGTGATACATCATCAATTCACAGATGCGTTTCCCCTCCGGGTCAAGACGGTCGAGCTCTTCGTATAATGCCTCAAGTAGTTCTTTTTCAATGATGATCGACTCAATGGTCTGCGAATCGTCCCTCAAAGTGTCACCAAGCGTGAGGTCATTATCCTCGCCGCCGATAACGGTGCTGAGAGATATTTTTTTGCCTTCAGTTTGAAACGGGCAACCCGGGCATACGCCATCGCATTTCCATAGCTGAGCTTTGGTGCAACTACACTCGCCGTTCTTCCGTGCATGATAGCGGGTGTTCCATATGGGTCGGTAATACGCACGATACAGTTCCTCGCTTACCTCTACAAGTTCTCCGTTGACAGGGATAAAATACTTTTTAACTTCGCTTGACATAAAGATTTCCTCCGTTGATTGTCTCGAAACGGAGGAATCCTCTATGGTCAGCTGCAAAATGGGCATAACAAAAGCACCGCATTCCAAACGAAGTTCTCCGTTTCGGATTGCAGCTAACCCACTCAAAAGGCAGCTACTACATTATTTACTTGTTCCACCTGATACTGTTGAGCCATCAATGATCAAGTGATGCGATGTCTGGCGGTGAGCAGTTTTTCGTCTTGCTCAGGACGATTCGCTTTAGTCGATGTCAGCTTCGATTGCGTACAGTTCACTGAAGACTTCGGGCAGGTCGCTCGGATTTAGTTCCTCAATGCTATGTGCACCAAAGCGTTCAAGAACGGATTGTACGACAGCTGAACCCAAATATGATTCAACGAAAGCTGATGTGTTTTCAATGCTTATAATCCAATTTTGCCGTTCTTTGTTTGTCATCAATTCTCCTTTCCGTCCTTAAGCGCTAATCGGACTTAATTATTAGGTTTGAGCCGAATTCGAATCTCTGGTTATAAGTATACTCGGAATATGGCTCGCTGTCGTATCAATGAAAGATATACAGGAAAGGCAGTAAAACAGTGTTTTTTCATCATCCCCAAGTAGGAGATAGTGAAAAACCGCTGTTTTTATATCTTTGAAAGATAGCAAAATTTTTACAAAAAGTAATTACAATAAATTATCTAATTCCACTTGTAATTATCATTATTTTGTGCTATAATTAAGATATGTTTAACTATGTGAAGGAGGACGCCAATGGCTGCTAAGAAAAGTAAACAACCAATGGAACATTACAATATGTCTGACCTGCTGCGTGGGCAGGCATCGAAAATCATCACTGCCATATCGGAAAAAGACACAGCCGGTTTTGTGTTGAAGAACGGCAAGCCATTAGCCGTGATTATTTCCAATGACCGATACGAGCGGTTGCTAAAGGCTGGCATTGATATCACCGAAATATGACAGGAGGATTGCTGAAATGGCAAAAACGAAAATTACTCAGGTTATGATGGATGACTCCACCCTGAATGTGAATAAAGAGGTTGACATGGTCTTTTCCATTGCCAACACTCTGCGCGGTCCCTACAAGGCCGACAAATATAAAGACATCATCATTCCGATGATTATTATCAGACGCCTGGAGTGTGCTCTCGCCACAAAGGACGCAAGTGGGAAAACTCGCAAGCAGAAGGTAACCGAGGCTTTCAAGAAGAATCCCCAAACGCCCCAGCAGGTGCTGGAGCGTCTTGCCGGATACCCGTTTTATAATACTTCCGATTTTGACCTTGCCGGGCTGCTAGACGAAGCTCCCGCAATCGTTGAGAACTTTCATTTTTATCTGGACTCTTTTTCTCCGAACATCAAGGATATGCTGATAACCAGGCTCAAGTTTAAGGAGAAGATCACCGACCTTGATAAAAACAACCGTTTGCTCGGTGTTGTAAAAAAGTTCTCCGAACTTGATTTGAATCCCGAAACCATAGACGGTCACAAAATGGGTTACATGTTTGAGGAAATAATACGCAGATTTTCTGAAAATGCTGAGGCTGGTGACCACTACACTCCTCGTGAGGTAATCCGTGCCCTTTCAAGCATTCTTCTTGCCGAGGGATGTGATGATGTATTCAGCGTGGGCAAAGAAATTACCGTATTGGATATGGCGTGCGGCACAGGCGGTATGCTTTCCACTACGCACGATTTCATTAAGCGTATGAATCCTGACGCCACAATTCGCCTTTTCGGTCAAGAAAACAACCCGGAGTCCTACGCCATCTGCCTTGCAGATATGCTTATCAAAGGACAAAAGGCAGATAACATCCGCTTTGCCGACACGATGAAAGAGGACTGCTTTGAGAAAACAGATATGCGCTTTGTTATCGCGAACCCTCCCTTCGGGCTTTCCTGGGGAGGCAAGGATGCCGGTGACGGCGTAGAAAAAGCCGTCCGTGCTGAAGCGAAGAAAGGCAAGAACGGTCGATTCGGTGCGGGACTTCCCGCTACAGGCGATATGCAGCTTCTGTTTATGCAGCACGCAATTGCCAAGATGAACCGCAAGAACGGACGCGCCGCCATTATTTCAAATGGCTCTCCGCTCTTCTCAGGCAATACCACAAGCGGAGAAAGTCAGATCCGGCGCTTTATGCTGGAGAAAGATTTGATTGAGGCAATCATTGCGCTTCCGTCACAGCTTTTCTACAATACGGATATCGGCATCTACGCATTTATCCTGTCGAAAAACAAACGAAAAGAGCGTGTAAATAAGATACAGTTAATCAATGCCGTGGATATGTGGGAGCCGCTGAAACGCTCCCTTGGCAAGAAACGCCGTGAGATTTCCAAGAATCAGATCGACTTAATAACCGAGGTGTACGCTGCTTTTGCTCCCGGCTCAAAGACACTCTATAGTGAAAAGCGTAAGGCTGACTGCAAGATTGAATGCCGTATCTTTGACCGTGAGGAATTCATGTATAAGGAATGGGCAGTATATCAGCCCCTGCAAAGGCGCGGTGTTATCAATACTGAATCCATTGAAGCTCTGCGTACCAGCGCATACTTTACGGCTAATTCCAATCTTTACAACGAATCCGAACTGGCAGAGCTTGAGGAGATAAACCCCCGCGATGTCAAGGACGAAAAGAAATATCAGAAGTACAAGCGCGGCAAGGTGTTTATTGACGCTGTCCTTGCTGCTTTGGAAGCGCATCAGTCCGGCAAGGTTTATATGGACTTTACGCTGTTTCAGACAGCAGTTAAGGACATCATCAAGGATGTGGAGGGATACACCGACTCCCGTCTGAACGGCATCGTTATGGAGATGAGCGTCATCGACAAGACCGCCGTTGTGCAGAAAGACCGCAAGGGCAATGTCCTCACCGACCCGACCACAAAGGATACGGAAATCATCAGACTGAATCAGGATGTGCAGGCGTACTTCGAGACCGAGGTTTTGCCTCATGTGCCAGACGCTATCTGGGTCTATGAGTTTGATTCCAAGAAAGCGGTCAATGCACAGAACAGGGAGCGACTCGGAGCGGAATTTCCGTTCACGCGTTATTTCTATGAATACAAAGCACCGGAGTCCGCAGATGACCTTCTGTCGCAATTCATGGATATAGAAAAGGAACTGAGTCACAAGATTGCCGACCTTACAGGAGGTGCGCAATGACCACAGAAATGAAAGACAGCGGAGTAAAATGGATCGGCGCCGTCCCCGCTGATTGGAAAATAAATAAGATAAAGTACATCGCAGTTCTCAAAGGCCGCATCGGCTGGCAGGGCTTGACTTCGGACGAATACACGGACGACGGAGCCTATCTCATCACAGGTGTTGATTTCGAGAACGGATGCATCAATTGGGATTCCTGCGTTCATATCCCGATGCGCCGCTGGGAGGAAGCACGCGATATTCGGATTGAAGACGGCGATCTGCTCATAACGAAAGACGGCACGATTGGCAAGGTTGCTATCGTCAGCGGATGTAACGCTCCCACTTCTTTAAACAGTGGTGTATTGCGTATTTCAACCATGGACGGCTACGACCGTAGGTTTTTGTATTGGGTATTGCAGTCGGATGTGTTCTGGACATGGTTTGCGGATAAAAATGCTGGAAACAGCACAATCCAGCATCTCTACCAGGGAGATTTTGCTGAATTCAAGTACGCTGTTCCTCCAATCTATGAGCAGAGGACTATTGCTGCTTTTCTTGACGATGAGTGTGCCAAGATCGATAGCATCATTGACGATTTGGAACGGCAGATAATAATTCTTGAAAGTTATAGAAACGCCGTTATAACTGAAGCAGTAACTCACGGATTAAAAAAAGCTTCTGTTCTTTTTGATACTAAAATTGAATCTGTAGGATTACTTCCATCAGGATGGACTGTAAATAAAATCAAGTATGTTTGCACTCTTGTCAGAGGTGGCTCGCCGAGACCTATCGAAGATTTTCTATCAGAAGACGAAAATGATGTGAACTGGATTAAAATTGGTGATACCAAGAAGGGATATAAGTACATCGATTCCACTTCCCAGAAAATAATCCGTGCTGGTGTTTCGAGAAGTCGTTATGTAAAAAAGGGAACACTATTGTTAACCAACTCCATGAGTTTCGGACAGCCGTATATCTTGAATACTGATGGCTGCATACATGATGGATGGCTTGCATTCTCTGAATTCAAGGACATCAGCAAGGAATTTCTTTTCTATGTTCTCATGTCAGAGCTATGCCTAAAACAGTTCAATAAAGCTGCCATCGGTGCTGTCGTGGATAACCTCAGTATCGAGAAAGTCGGTTCAACATACATTCCGATTCCATCTCTGGAGGAACAAGTTGATATTGTAAGTTACCTTGATAAAGAATGTGCTAAAATCGATGAAATCGCTGTTAGAAAAGAAAAGCAATTGACACAAATGAAAGAACATAAATATGCCACGATTTACGAATATGTCACGGGCAAGAAACGAGTAAAGGAGGTCACAAACTATGCCAATTAAAGCAGATCAACTGAAAGAAAAAGAGGATTATCAGAAGCTGATACTGGAACATCTGCGTGATGATGACGGCTATCGCATCCGTCCTGCGGATAAGTTCTCTCCCGGTCTGGCGATGGATACGGAGATGCTCCTGGAATTTCTCGAAAACACCCAGGCGGACACGATGGAGAGCCTCCGAGCCATTTACAAGGAGCGCACCGAGGAAACCATCATTAATTACATCAACGCCGAGATCAACAAGCCGAGCCGCGGTCTGATTGATGTAATCAAACACGGCGTGGAGTTTGACAGCGGCTACGAACTGAGGCTGATGTACCGCAAGCCGGACAGTACAAAAAATCCCGTTGCAATTGAACACTACAACAGGAACATTTTCTCCGTTATGGAGGAGGTTTATCACAAGACCGATGAACGTATTGACCTTGTGCTGTTCTTGAACGGCATCGCCATTTTTGCCGTGGAACTGAAGTGCAATACCTCCGGGCAAAATTATGAGGATGCCATCAAGCAGTATAAAAACGAGCGTGACTGTACCACCCGTCTCCTCAAGGAAAAGGTAGGTGTATTCGCAGCGTTCGCTATGGATTTGAACGAGGTGTATTTCTGCACAAAGCTGATTGGCAAGGACTCTTTCTTCAATCCATTTAATATAGGTTATAAGTTTGGTAAAGGGAATCCACATAACGATCAGTCTGGCATCAATGTCTCCTATATGTGGGAGGACATCTGGACAAAGGATAAAATTCTCTTCCTCATTGAGCGGTTCATTTACATCAAGACGAAAGAACGCAAAAACTCTGACACTGGCAAAGTGCGCCGCACAAAGGAACTGATATTCCCGCGTTTCCACCAGCTCCGCGCTGTGGAAAAAGTCATGAACGATGTTATTCTCAATCACTCGTCCTGCAACTATCTGATTGAGCACTCGGCGGGCAGCGGCAAGACCGAGACAATTTCGTGGCTTGCTCATATTCTGTCCACAGTGCATGATGCCAATAACAATAATGTGTTTGATACTGTACTGGTCATCACCGACCGTATCGTTGTTGACCGTCAGCTGCAGGAAGCCATCATGGGCATGGAGCATAAAAGCGGACAGGTCAAGGTCATGGATGATAAGTGCGACTCCAACGACCTGGCGATTGCTCTGCACGGCAACACGAAGATTATTGTTACGACCATCCATAAATTTTATTACATCCTCGACAACAAACTGCTTACCAACCTGAAGGATAAGACCTTCGCTGTCCTGATTGATGAAGCTCATTCTTCCACTGAGGGAACTTTCATGCAGTCCGTGACAACAGTCCTGACGAATGAGAATACCGAGGAAGAAAAAAACGAAGAAGATAAGATACGCGAAGAAATCAAAAAGAGCGGCAAGCAGCCGAATGTTTCCATGATTGCCTTTACCGCTACACCCAAGCCAGATACCATCCAGCTTTTCGGTACACTGAATGCTGAAGGCAAAAAGGAATCCTTCGATCTGTATTCCATGAAGCAGGCTATTGAGGAAGGCTACATTCTGAATGTCCTCGACAACTATGTGACATGGAAAACTTACTGCCACATCAACAAGACTATCGATGATGACCCGGAACTGAAGACAATTGCCGCCAAGAGAAAAATGGCGCGGTTCATCGATTTGCACACCACGAACATCGCACAGAAGGTTGAGATTATAGTGGAGCATTTCCGCGCCAATGTCGCTCATCTGCTCGGCGGCTCTGCCAAGGCGATGGTCGTTACTTCATCCATCCAGGCAGCCGTGGAATACAAGCAGGCGTTCGTAAAGTATATCCATGACCACGGTTATACGGATATCAAGGCTCTTGTCGCTTTCTCCGGCAAAGTCAAAATCAAAGGCGTGGAATACTCTGAGTACGGTATGAACCAAATCAAAGAGGAGGAACTGCGCTACGAGTTTGACCGCAGCTGCTATCAGGTGCTTATCGTTGCGAACAAGTATCAGACGGGCTTTGACCAGCCGAAACTGGTGGCAATGTATGTGGATAAAAAGCTGAAAGGCGTGACCGCTGTGCAGACGCTCTCCCGCTTGAATCGTATTTATCCTCCTTATGGCAAGACCACCTTCGTCCTCGATTTCAAGAATGATTATGAGGATATCAAAAAGGCGTTTGCACCGTACTACAAGGACACCATCCTGTTTGAAACCATTTCTCCGTCCGATATCCGTGACCTTGACCGTGAACTGGATACCTACGACTTCCTTGACGTGGATGACATCGACGAATTCAACGGCTATCTGTATCAGGCAAAGCGGTCAGCACGGGACAAGGAACGAATGTGGAACCTACTCGATGTCGCCGTGAAGAAGGTTGAAAAGAAGTCCGAAACTGACCAGGAGGCTATCGTCAAGACAATCCGACGTTTTCTGAAGGGATACTGCTTCCTCATTCAGGCTACGGCATATGAAAACCTCGAACTTCATAAACGGTATAATTTCCTGAGTTATCTCATCAAGGAAATCAATGTCGGCGGCGGTGGAAACAATTTTGACATTGCCGATAAAATTACTGTCAGTGAATTCCGGCAGGAAAAGACAGGCGAACACAAGAAGCCGGAAATCGAGGCACAGCCGGAAGTAAAAATCAAGAAGCCGAAGCCCGCCAGCGTGGAGGAAGAACAGAAAAAGCGTCTCTCTCAGATCATTGACGAAGTAAACGCACTCTACGATAAGAAGTACGGTACAGACTTCGCAACAAAGTCTGCCATGCAGATAAGAGACCTGCTCCTTCAGAATTCCGAATTTAAGGAGCGGCTTACGAAGAGCGCAAAGAATAACTCTCTTGATGATTTCAAATTTACTTATGACGATTGCATACAGGATGCCCTCGTGGAAGGTTACGACCAGAACGCAGATTTTTACACTCTGCTTCTGAACAATGAAGAAGTCCGTGCGCGGATCACAAGTGTATTCATGAGTGAGATTTATCGTATTCTGCGCGGAGAAGATAAATAGGAGGGACACCGCCCATGCAGAACGATAAAAATCCATTCATGCCTTTTGTCGAGGACTTTGAGGCAGAGGCGGAAGCCTTTCTGCGGAAGTATTGCAAAGAAGTCCTCGACAGCCCGCAGGCAACACCTATACGGGATATAGCGCAAAAGCAGATGAACCTCGATATCGTGGAAACCGAGAGCCTGTCTCCGGATGACAGCATTCAGGGAGCGATTGCTTTTACGGCAGGAATCATCGAAGTCTATGACTGGTCGTCAGAGGAATACATAGGTTATGAGGTCACGCAGCCCACTGTGTTCCTTGACTCCGACATTCTTAATCCCGGACGGGCAAATAACACGCTTGCGCACGAATGTTACCATTGGTACAAGCACAGGGCATATTTCCGCTATCAAAATGTGCAGAAGCTCGGTTCTGAGTTTGCATTTCGATGCTTGATCACAGGACAGCATGACCGTAACGAACAATGGTCTGACATTGAAAAGATGGAATGGCAGGCTCGTACCATAGCGCCTAAAATCCTCATGCCACGATGCACTGTGAAAATGCTTCTCTCTGAACGTCTGGACAACATACAGAGCAGAAATGTTCAGTCATCAGTATTAAAAGCTGTTGTTGAGGAGGTTGCGGAAACCTATAAGGTGTCGAAGCAGTCAGCGGCAATCCGTGTATCCGAGTTGGGATTTACGCAGGCAGTCGAATTATATGACAGCGAAACTGTGGTTATAGATCGCCGGCACCGCAAAAGCTCCACAGCCGCAAAGTTCCACCAGCAACCGATTGACGAAGTTTCTGCATTCCGGCTCTACATGAACAACGAGTTTCTGAAAGCTACACTCGACACAGGTGCATTCTGCTTTGCTGAAGGATACTTTGTCTTGCGAGATGAGAAATATGTGCTACCCGGTGAGGACGCCCTTTTCCTTACCGAATACGCAAGGCTTCATCTCTCGGAATGCACACTCGATTTCTCTTACAAACTGGTTTGCAGCAGAACAAGCGTCCGTGATGTCCATTATATGTTCCGCGCCGATATTGAATACAAAAAACTACCGTCCTATGATTCCAATACGCAGAACATGGACGAGTACAACAAGGCTATTGCAAAGGCTCTGGACGATGCAGACACGGAATTTCAGAAACAGCTTAAGCGCAATCGTCTGGTTAATGAAACAACATCGCAGCGGATGTGCAAGTACATGGATGCGACGCATTGGAACACAAGTATTTTTCAAAGCAAGACACTCCTCGCGCCGATGGACTATACTCGTGTTTATCAGAACCATAAGTTTAAGGTGCCCTCCTACACCGCTATGGCGGTAGGATTGGAATTAACGCTCCACGAAACCGAAGAGGCTCTGCGACTCTCCGGCTTGGGCTATGATAACAGCGATGATACGGACTACGCTTATATGTACATACTTTCGGCTTTTCACGGTTGCCCGATTGACGAGTGTAATGTAGTCCTAGAGAAATTGAATGTAAAGCCGCTTGGAACAAAACCCAAAAAATAATCTGAATATCTACATTTCAGATTTTCGTGAATTAATGAGGCGGCACTATGCCAAGGAGTAAAACTTTAAAACTATTTTAGATTGATGGAGAGCTGAGCGAATGGATTAAGTCTCTGAAAGGACTCCTTGAAACGGTTGAACCTTTTAATTTTTCGCATACCCTTTAATTATTCCAAAATCAGTACACCGCAAGGCTTACACCCTACGGTACAGTCGGGCATGGAACGGCAGAAATCTGTAACTGAATAAAGCAAACAAGGGCTTTCAAAGTCAGCATTTGACCTCAAAAGCCCTTATTTTATGCCTTTTTCGGCGGTTTTGACCCCGGAGAAAGCTTTTTCTATTGTATCAAAATCAGCAGGAACATTGAAAATGAAGTACAGCAATATAATGCAATTATTCGGGAAAACGCTGAAGAATTTGTTATTCTCAACTGGTAATAGTACACTTTTTAATAATCTCTATACCTTTTAACGAAAAGTATGCGGGGTGTGCAGTTTGTATCAAAGTAGGTCACTACTTTCATAACAGGACACCGATTTTGATACAATGCGTATCTTGATTGGTGTCCATTTTCTTTATCCGAAAGTCCTTGTTTAATGGGGTTTGTCAACACAATTTAACAAAAGAGGCTCTGCGATGACTGAAAACGGTCACAGCAGAGCCTTTCCTATTTTTGACTTTATATACTATTTAACGAAAGGTCGTGAGGGTGTGCATTTTCGGCAAGGGGTGTGTACTTTTTAATTATTCCTAAAAATAACAAAAAGTCGCAAGGCTTACTCATTAAAATTTGAGCAGTCCTGTGGCTCCGTTATTTTATTCCTTCAGCTTTTTGAGAACGAGATGATGGTCGCGGCTCTTGTAGATCGGGTGACATTCAATTCGCAGATCCTCAACATGAACTGCACCACCTCCTACCGAATGGAAACAGCACTGAACGGGCAGCCGCCGCGCCGCACAAAGTCCACAAATTAGAAATTAAGCACGATTAGTAAACAAACTAGTTGCATAGTAAAATAAAAAATGGTAT